TTATATGAAAACAATTCTCTAAATATTTTGCTTTAAAAATGAAAGAATATTATGAGTCAAATAAAATTATATCTAAAATAGATACCTATACAATCATGCATTCTATTTTAAATGATAGTACTCTATTCTCACAGTATAAAACTAATGATAGAGGGTGGAACTTTATTAATATAAATAATCCTGCTAATTATTGTAAACAATATGATTTTATAAATAATAAATCTCATATTAAATTTAATCATAAAAATACGATTTTATCTATCATTGTAGATTTATTTAATAAACTATATTATACTATTTTTAATAATTTTATTATAAGTGATTTTTTTATAAGATTAAAGAAAGAATTTTATGTAAAAAATGACTTTTTAATGTTTGAGCAAGAGTATTTGATTGACGTTGGTTAACTTTTAACCTTTAAACTAAGAATAAAAGTTTTAAAAACATGAAATTTTATTTATACTAAAATAAAAGAATAGTAGGACTATGTATACTAAAGGAGAAATAAATTGTTAACACAAGAACAAAAGCTAATAGTAGAATCAAACGATAAGAACATCTTAATTCTTTCAAATGCCGGTACCGGTAAGACATTTACAGTAGTTGAGAAATTAAAACATCTTATAAATATAGATAAAATAAATCCAGAAAGAATACTTCTTACTTCTTTTTCAAGAGTAGCCGCAAGTGAATTATATGAGAAGACAAAAGAAAAGATAGGTGAGGCACTTGCAAGTAAAATCACCATAGGAACAATACACGCTATTTGTTATAAAGTAGTTTTAGAAAATTTAGATAAATTAAATATGAAAGCTATAAACATTGTTACAGAAGCATATCTCTCTGGTATTGTATTTAATAGAAATCCTAAATTATTCTCTTCAAGAAAAGAAGCAGTTAAAATTACTTCAATGTATAGAAGATATCTTTTGACAAAACAATACCCTGCCTCAGCAGATATGAGAGAATTTAATGCAGTAGCGGAAGCACAAGAGTTAATGGAAGCAGAAGGAAAAATTCTATTTGATGATCTTATGATAAAGACTGTTGATATTTTTAAAAAATATCCAGAGATACATACAAAATGGAAAAATAAATTTGATGTAACTATTACAGATGAAGCACAGGACACTTCTCAAATTCAATGGGATATATTATACTTACTTTTAAACGAGAACAGTCGTACGATTGTCGTAGGCGATCCTAAGCAAACACTATACTCTTTTAGGGGCTGCGACCACTCTTTTATGAATGACTACAGAATTAAAATGAAAGCTAAAATATTTACGTTATCAGAAACATTTAGATTCGGACAAGAGTTTGCTGATATGTCAAATAAGATAATAGAAAATTTAAATATAGATATGGACTACAAAAAAGAAACAGTGACCAATGTCAATTGTACAAATACACCACATCTTCATCATATATATACGGAGGATCAACCTACTCATGTAATTGAGGATATAAATAAAAAATTGACAGAGGGTTTTCAATATAAGGATTGTAACATAGTTTATCGCTATAATAAAGAATCAGTTCCTTTTATGAAAAAGCTTATTGAAGCAGGAATACCATTTGAAACTAAATCAGGTGATGTGTTTGAAAGAATAGAATTAAGATTTATTTTAAAATGTTATTCTCTTATTAAAAACTTTAATATATCTGATACAATAGAATTATTCTCAATGTATCCTAATTTTATTGGTGATAAGACTATGACAAGTCTATTTAATTCAGTAACAGATAATCATTCAATATTATCAGTGTTAGAAGAAGCTACAAAAGGAAAAATAGATGGAGTTGGTTTTAAGAAGTTAGAATCACTCAGAGATATGAAAGATAGAATAAGTATATTAAATAAATATATTCATGCTACAGAATCAAGAGTAAACTTCCAAGAAATTTCTAGAATTATGAATATGGACGAAACTAAGTTTATGCTTAAAGAACTTGAAGATATGGATAATCCATCAGAAGATAGATTTGAATTCCTAGAATTCTTTCAAGAGAATTTTGAAAAGTCAGAATTTAGTAGTCCATTAGACTGGTTTAATGATGTAAGTATAAATGGACATAAAGTAAAAGAGACTGAGAAGAATAAAGTACAACTTAAAACAGTACATGGCTGTAAAGGACAATCATTACCTATTGTTTATCTTATAGCAAATAGAATATGTGATACTAGATTTATAAATACAGAGGAAGCAATAGAACAAGAAAAATTTGTTTGGTATGTTGCAACAACTCGAGCTGAAAAACATATGGAGATATACATATCTGATCCTAAAAGATTTAAATTCAATTTTATATTTCCTAAAGAATGGATTGATAAATTTTTACAAGATGTAGAACAAGAACAAACAAATGAAAAGGGAGAATTTGAAATATCGTCGAATACCTTAAAACAATTACAAGAAAACTACAGAGCAAAGAAGAGAACTTATAAATCAGTTCTAAATACAGAATGTGTAGCAATTGCCACTACGGACAGGGCTATACAATTTCAACAAGGGACTACTAAGATATGGCTTCCAATTAGTACATTAGGATATGGAGATAGTAGATTCTTTTTAGATGAATGGATTATAAAGAAAAATAGCTATCAAAAGTTTGTTGAGAAGTATTAGAAATTTTTATTACTAATAATAAAAATATTAGGGATAGGAGACAAATAATTATGGCACAAGTAGCTCACCAGTATAGATTAACAGATTCAGTAGAATATGACTCATTACAAATAGCAGGGGTAACTCTAACAAAGGATTGGTTCTCGTTTGTAAATGTAAAAGAAGAATTACAAGCTTTTTTAAAATCAACTACAAATACAGAAGGTATGGTTGATTATCAAAAAGTAAATGTAGAATCAAAAGAAGTTCTCTATAAGACAATACCTAATCCTTTAGATATGCCAATATTTGAAAGAAATGTTCTATTTTCAATGATAAGATCAGAACTCTGTGAAATATGTAAAGAATATGGAATTGTTACTACAAATAAAACAAATCAATTTCTAGTAAAAGAGATTATCGAGAAACAAGAAAATATTGAAGCAGCTAAAATAGAACAGTCTAAAGAAATTATACCTTCTGAAACTACTAATAAAATAGAAGATAATACTGTAGCTGTGGAACCAGAAGTAAAAGCTAAAAGTGTATTTGATATATTGAAAAAGAAATAGGTGATTAAAAATGAAAAGATACGTTAGATTTGAAGAAAGCTTATCAGATAAAGAAAAAAAATATTTAGATAATCTGAGAGCAAAAATGAAGAAGCAACTTGATGGATCTACTACTGATTTCGCTATGGATTTTATTCATAATTATTGCGTGAAAAATAAAAGGAAATTAAGATCTCTAGGAGATGATTTAAGAGACGATGTACAAATAGCTTATAATTATCTAGCTTATGGCCTTGATAGATCCTTTATAGATAGGGGGAATGTTTTTAATCAAGATGGGTTTTTTAACTTAAAGAAATAGAGGCAATAATATGGTACAAGATTTTTTAGAAACCTTTGTATATGAATCAGGAATAAAAGCGTCTATAATCAAACAAGTTTATAAAGATGCCTATAATGAATCTAAATTTCTTAATAAAGAGAATGATCTATCTTTTATTAAAGAGACTATGGAGACTATTCTTGATATAACAGAAGGTTCTAAAACTTGTGCAGAAAAATTCATTCTAAGTAAATATATAAGTTTCGATAAATATGTAGAAGACTTAATAGATTGTGATTTAACAGAAGATTTAATGAGTACTAGTTTTTCTCCTTCAGTAAAACCAGAAGTAGGGCCAGATGCAAAAGTATTAGATGTGGGACCTAGCGATGAAGATACCGAAGAGAATAAAGAAAATAAGAAACAGCAAGAGTTGATATAAGATGTCGGAAAGATATTACCAAACAGATAGTCACTACCCTTATGCTATTTACGCAATAGTAGAGAGAGTCCTTGTATATTTTGCAGAGATAATATATCCTGACGAAACTTCAACTGATGCCCGTAAACGTATAATAATGGCAAACTTTGACGATGATGCCGCCTCTATAAGAAAAGGTATAGATGCGTTTAAAAATTCCAATGGAACTTTCCCTTGTACTTTTTATAATATCGGTGACGATGAACCTGTGATGGAAAGATCAAATTTACAAAGAAATGGTAATTTCTACTCAGAATTAGTTCAATCATATTTAAGATACATACCTATGAAACTTACATTCCCTATGGTAACTTATTATACAACTCCTTTTGACTTTTGGAGAGGTATGACTATGTTTGCTGAAGATGAAGCTGACATGACAAGACTTGATGTTCCTGTTACCATCAATGGAGTATTAACTTATTTTGTAATTGATCTTGAATACACAACTGAAAGAGGTAGTCTAGCCTGGGATATAGAGCAGCAATTTGGAGTAGGTAAATTATACCCTGTAATTCACACAGTGGATATCAAAGGAGCATATATTACTTTAAATACAGAAAGAGATGAACTAACTCAAGCTATAAAAACAGGGAAACTTGTATATCATGTCGATGACATAATTTTTAAGCTTTCTGAATTAGAAAGTAATAAATTAGTTTCAACTACGCATTCTCCCGATAATCCTATTGTAGTTTCTTCTACTCCAATAAATAATGCAACAAGTGTTTTAAGAAATTCAAATATAGTTCTTACCTTTAATGTAGCTATGAATGAAAATTCAGTAATATCAAATATGGATATAGTACCTGCTATTGATTGTGATATGAGTTTTGATATTACATCTAAGATTCTTACTATAAATCCAAGAGATGATTTAGCAAGTTCTACTCTATACAATATACTAATAAACACGAATGCAAAATCAGGAGATTTACAAAATTTAGAATCCGAATATAATTTAACATTTACAACAGAGGTATAAAAAATGAAGAGATACAAACCACATTTTCAAGAATCAACCATAGATTCTATTTTAGCATATAAAGTTATAACTAATGCTTTAAGTGATAAAACAGATAAAACTAATATTAAAGACATAATTTTTTTCTATGATAAGAAAGATAAAATATTATTAAAAAATAAGTTTGAATCAGGTTCTATTAACAAAGATTCTATAGAGAGTAAGGCATATACTACTTATATGCCTGGAGTTAAGTTAAAAGATTTTAGTGATTGGTTAGAGGAACAAGGAGCTAAAAAAGTAGTTACAATTCAACAATATAGAAAATAATGCATAATTCAATAGTCGATCAAATATCAGAAAAACTTAGCCCAGTTATAAGAAAATTGAATGATTTTCACATTACTACCCTACTTGGTACTGAGTGTAAAATATTAAGAATAACTAAAACAGTTCCAGATGTAATGGGAGAAACTCAAGAATCAGTAGCAACCTATGTACTTGACAATGTAATTATAAAACATCCTTATGCTTCTAACGTTCAAATGTTTGAAAGCTATTCAGATATACAAAAACAAGTGAATACAGGTAGTCTCGACATTTGGGACGTATTACCGATTGAGATGAAAGTCCCTCTATCAGGTAATATAGAAACTGAATCAGTGGCAATAAAAAGGGGTGATATAATAGTTGAAATTATTAAAGATGAAAATGGAAATAAGATTCCTTTAGTAATGGAATGTACAAAACTATTTGGTAGTTTATTCATTAAGAACGTAGTCAATAAAAAATATGAACTTACATTATATAGGGGGATATTATCAAGTAGTATTAGAGAAGCAGTAAATACATTTGTAAATGAGAATTAGAGAGGGTAATAATGAAAAGGTATAAACCATTTAAGTTTAGTGAATCAACCCTTGTATTATGGGAGAAGTATAAACTTGGATTCATAGATAAAAATAATAACCCCATATATACAGATAGTCAAGTAACTACAGGTAGAAATATCTATCAAATATATCCAGATAGTAAATTCCAAGGGTATAAAGCTATAACTATAGATGGACATGGTCCTAGAGACACTATGATTGCGTCTAATCTATTTAAATTATTTGGTGATGATATAGAAGTTTTAAGTAAAAAGGTAAAATTAAATAAAGATACAATTGAATACATAAATAATGTTTCACAATCTAAATAAGAGGTAAATTATGAAAAGATACAAACGATTTGAAGAAGATAATATTGACGATGCTCTAAAAGGACGTCATTTTAGAGAAGTGTTTTATGACGGAATGGATAATGTGCCATCTTTAGCTACTTATCATAAAGCTGTTAAAAAATATTGCTTCGCTGATATTTATAAAAAAGATAAAGAGCAAATAGACGCCTGGTTAAAAGATAATAGATGGATGTTAGGTAATGGAAAAGAAATGGATGCCTACAAAGGAGCAAAACTTATTAGAAGTAGCTACGACGAGGATAATAAAAAGAAATAGTTTTTAAAAATAAATTCTACTAATTAAAAAATGATATAAACTAAAGAGGTAAATGTAGATGAGTAAATTTAAGCCGTACAAAAGTTATTTCGGAGAAACTAAAGACGTTTCAAAAAAATCTAAAAATTCAAGAATACTAGAGAGAGCAGTAAAAGAACTTTATTCTATTAAGAGATCACTTAAAAAACTTAAAGAAGAAGATGAGATTGAAGTTACTGATGTAGAAGATGCAATTGGGGCTGTAGAGGAAGTAATTACAGATGTAATCTCCGCAGTTGGTGCTTCTGATCCAGCAGTACAGGAATTGATTGATGCTTCAGCAGCTCTTGAAATGTCAGACGAATCAGATGAAGAAGAATTTGAATTTACTGAGGAAGAAGACGATGAAGAGGATGAAGAGGATTTAGAAGACGACGATGAAGAGGAAGAGAAAAAAGAATCTGTAAAACGTAATAGAAGAAAATAATCTCTTCTATAATAGCAGAGGGCTCAAATCAGTAAATGAATAGTTATTTATAGAGCCCTCTATTTTATTTCAAAGGTTAAGAATGAAAAGATATAAACCATTTAAATTTTCTGAAGAAGTAGAAGAAACTGATGGGGGTTTCTTTAAAGGTACTTTCGAAGGTAAAGCTAGATACTTTGATGTAAAGGCGGACGCGGAGAATTATGAAAAAGAAGGACAAGCTTCTGACAAAAAAGTGAATAAAGACAAACAAGATAAACAAGATGCAGAAGATAAACAAGAATTAGAAAAAGATAAAAAGATTGGCGACATATTTAAATCAAAAGATGGTAAGTCTATTGGAGTAGTTTACGATGTTAAAAAAGGTAAAGACGGAAAGAAAGACAAGAATATAGTTGCTTACTATACTATAGATGATTATAAATCTGAGGGCGATGCAATCAAAGCAGCCAAAAAGAAGATTAAAGATTCTAAGCCTTCTCTATTCCGAGACATATTTGGTTCAGACGATAATACTAAGAAAAAGTAAATTATTTTTTCTTAGTTTTAAACATATCTGAATTTTTAAAAACAACTCCCTTAATTAATCCTCCATCTGTTCCTATTACTCTTGTAAGAATTTTAATACATGCCCAAGCATGCTTATCAAAAAATATTTTATTTAAAGGATTTGTGACTCGAGGTGGTCTTGAGGTGTAATTTCTCCCATATAATAAATTATGCTTTTTTAATAAGAACATACTTTCGTATATAAATTGCATTTGACACCCCGCTTTAATGTTCTTATTAGCTATCTGCTCTGCTGATAAAGATGGATTTTTAAACACAGGTTTCTTCAAACCCCCTGTCCTCCACTTGAAAGTAGAATTAACCCCTAGTTCAATTGAGTGTATGAGAAATGTTACGGGATAAATGTGCGTTGCAATTGAGTCTGTTTTTTTATATGATATAGGAACCGATCTAACTAAGAATTCAATCTTCACATCTCTCCCTGTCTGTTCCCAACCCCCAGTTGATCTATTATATTCCCAATTCTTCCTCGCTACAATCTTTACAGATTTTACATCTAGTTTAGCCCTTCTATCTTTATTATCCCCATCTTTTGATTTATAATATTTCCATGATGATTTAATTATATCAGCTATTGTAAATCCTGTTGATTTTGTTAATCTATTTAATTGATCTGCCATTTCTAATCACTCAATTAAAAATTTCTTCTATTTCTTTTTTCTTTATCTTTTTATTTGATATGATATATTCATCAAATTTTGTCTGCCATATTTCATACTTTCTATTCTTTTTAAATTTATCAATAATTTTATATATAATATCGTTTACTATTCTTCCCTCAGGTATTGATATATAGTTATTTTTATCTATAATGTATTCTATAAATATTACAGAATATCCTTTATTTTGATACTCTTTGAAAATATCAATATGTAATTGATTCCACCCCCTTTTTAATCTTAATTGTAATTTTCCTATCAACAAATTATTTTTAAAAAAACTATACGTTTTGAATTCACCCTCAAAAGATTCTTTAATATCAAAATCTCGTATAGTTTCTTCTTCAAATTTTCTAACATACTTTTTCATAGTTTACCTTCTATATAATCAATCAATTCTTGTGCATTTTCACTGGCATTTTTTAAATTTGTAGAATGAAGGGAAGCTTTAACATAGTTTCTATTTATTTTGTGCCATTCCCTATCTTCCCCTTCTGATGTATAGAAATCATATTCTTTATCACTCAATCTTTTATGACTATTACTTATATCCCAGAATTGCTTATTGAATTCAATAACCATATGTATATCCTGCCCCATGGTCCATGGTTGATATTTTTGTTTGAAATGCTCTAAGGTTAGAATTAAAGCATAAGCGAATTCGTAACACCCACCAGACATATAAAAATCAATATCGTGTATTTGACTGAATTCATCAATAGCATCAAATAAGTGATAATCTATTTCTTTTGTTGAATATGATTCATTAAATCTTTTATATCTTTTCATAATTAACTTCCTATCTTTACAATATTTTTAGTCAAATCTCCCTTTATATATTCATAGATATACTTTAATAATCTCTCAAATACATTTGAATCTCCATAAAATTCTTTATATAGATCATAAACCCTACATTCATATTGTTTAAAATTTTCTCTTTTATTTATAAATTTTAAAATTTCTACATCTTCTAAATCTTGATATCTTAATTCTTCTACAATTAAACAGGCATAAGCCATAATCTCAGGTTTTAATGAGTAATAAGCTAAATCAGTTTTATTCTTTGAAAATTGTATCAAATCCTTCTTCACGTTATTTATAGTAAATGAGATATACTGTCCTCTATGAACTAATTCATGAGAAATAAGTTGTTTAAAATCTTTTAGAAATTCTCTTCTTACATCTTGACTTTTAAATAACGTATCTATAGATAAACTACATAATACTCTAATTAAAAGGGATTTTTCACCAGATTCCATTGAATTTATCCCAGACTTATATCCATTATTATAATACTCTCCTTCTGGAATAAAAACAATATTATATTTTGAATAGTGATCTGTCAATAATTTACAAATTTGATAATCATATTTTAATTTAGAATTTTGATTACCTCCTATAATATCAACCATAATATTGTATAATTCTTTTGCATAGTTATCAGGCCTAAATACTGCTTCATTTAGAAAATGACTTTTCTGACTACTACGAAAGATCTCATCCCCCTCATACCTTATATATCTTTTCATTATTGCCTCGCCATACTAATATATAAATTATTAGTAAAAATCAAGGAGAATTGTAAATAATAATGGCAAAACAAACAGAGCAGGAAATTAAACAGTCTATAATAAGTGATTTAACTATATGTAATGGTATTTATATAGAAAAATTTCCAGGAAGTAATTTGATAACTAGAGACTTTTATAGGGACAATGGAAAATTTAAAGAGAAAGAAATAACAAAACACTTTGGATCTTTTGAGGCTCTAAAGAAAGAAGTGTTTAAAGAGGAAGTAGACACAATAGTTTTTAAAAAGAAGATTCATTCTCTAGAAACAGAAAATAGAAATTTATTAAAAGAAAATCAGGATCTAATTAAGAATAGTGTTATAGAGGATGTAATTCTTTCTAGATACGAAGAGAGATTAAATGCAGGTTTATTTATAGAGGGTAATCAATCAATTAAAATAGCTCCATATAAAATTTCAGTTAAAAATAAGGAAGCTATTCTAATGCTTTCAGATTTTCATTTGGGTGAGACAGTGGACTCGCTTGAAATACAAGGTATAAATAGTTATAATCACGAGATAATGGTAAAGAGACTAGATAGAATATTCTTCTACTTTGTACATTATTGTCTTAAATATGAAATAACAAAAGTTAATCTACTTCTGTTAGGAGATTTAATATCTGGTTCACATCATCCTGAGTTAATGAAAACTAATCAATGGTCAGATGTAGAATGTATATTCTATCTACAAGAATACTTAACAAATAAGATAGTCGAGATAGAAAAGAATTTTACAGAAATAAAGATAGAAATTTTAGTAGGTAATCATAGTCGTATTCCAGAAGGAAAACCTGAATTTAAAAAAGCTGGAGTAATGAACTACGAATTTATCTTAGCAAAACAAATGAAAATGTTTTTTGATCTTACTCAGAAAGATAATAAAGAGAAGAAAATAAAAGTAAATGTTAGTGAAAGTCTTTTCAATGTCATAGAAGTAGCAGGAAGAAGATTTCTTATAACTCATGGACATATACTAGCTGGGGGATCAAACAGCTTTGCTGGGATTCCCTACTACGGGCTCAGCATGCAATCTTCAAAATTAGATGGTGCATTTAAACAGTTTGAACACTTACAATTCAATGATATATTGATGGGGCATTTACATTCTACTGCAAAAGTAAAAACCCCCATTGGAAACATTTTCATAAATGGTTCGATCATCGGTACAGGTCAATTTGCTCTGTACAAAATGCGAGTTGTGGGGCAGGCAGAACAAACAATGTTAGTTATTGAAGATGGAAATGTAAATTCTGAAATTACGCTAAGGGGAGAAGACTAGTTTTAAAGTTATTCTTTACTAATAATAAAATGATGTCTTAACTGAGTGGTAAAAATAAATGACAGATATAAGTAAAAATACATCCGTAGCAGATAGACTTAAAAAGTTTTTTGGATTCGGAATAAATGCAAATGCTACTGATGCAGTTGATAAGATAGAGATATTCAAAACTGTAAAGGGTCTAGATAAATCTGGTAAACCAGCTGAGAGAATAGAGAAAGAAAAATTCTCAAATGATATTGAAGAACTTTGGAATTACTGGATTAATTCGTGTCATGACAACGCAGAAGATTCTTGGAAAACAATGTTGTCGGTCTACGATGACCAAGATTTACTTTTTTTTAACTGTAGCCCTATATCTAAATCATTAGAAATATTTGTTGGAGAGACACTTCAAGCTGATTCAAACAATCAAATGATTTTCATAGAAGCTAAACAAAAAATTAAAAAATATATCGAGGAATTTTTTGTAGACATAAATCTCAACGAACTTCTTAAACCTACTGTCACAGATATTATACAATACGGTAATGCAGGCTGGGTATTAGGTTTTGATAATAAAGGAGTTAGTAAAGTAAAAAGAATCCCCATTCGTTATTTGAAAGAGAGAATGGAATTCTCTCCTGTTGATTTACATGCAGCTATGGAGACACAAAATCATAGAATACATGACTACAGAAGATCTATAAGTAGTGTAAATGATTTAATAGATATGATACAGAATGAGAGTGATGCATCATCTTACTTTGATGAATACTTACTCGGTTTTGTTGTAGAAGATAAAGTATTACCTCCTTGGAAATTTTTACATTTTAGAAATATAACAAATAAAAGTCCTTTTGCTCCGTTTGGAATACCTACTTTTATACATGCTATGGCTCCTTATAGACAATACGATGCAGCCATGGCTATGCAAATTATTGCGAGAGGTGCATCTTTTCCTAAGTCAATTTATAAATTAGATTTACCTAATGTTGTGAGTCCTACTGAAAAGTTTGCTAAGGCTACTGAATTTCTAAATGAAATGTTAAACTCAGGATTTGGAACATCTAAAAAAGAATTACCAGGAGTTGGGGAAGTTATAATTACAATTAAAGACTTATTTGATTTTGAATTACAAGAAAGTAAAATAGAACTAGGGGCTACAGATGATTTAGAACTTCTTAAAGATGATATATACAATGCTTGTTTATTGCCTAGAAAACTTATAGATCCAAGTGATTCTGGATTTGGAGAAAGCGGAATATCATATGTTGAACAGTTTAAACCTTTTGCTAGAATGATATATAATTATCAATCAATACTTTTAAATAATATTACTCAATTAGTTAAAATACATTTATTACATACAGGAGATTTTGAATTAGAGGATATAGACTTCTCATTATCAATGCCATATCCAGAATCCCAGACAAATAATGATCTTATATCAGCTCAGAGTTCATTACTTGATTTAGCTAATAATATTATAGGAGCTATTGAAGATAGGGTAACAGGGGGAGAGAAACTTCCACCTGAGTTAATTAAAACTATTTATAATAAATTTCTACCTTACGATTCACAGGTTGTAGATTTTTGGGTAGATGAAGCTTTAAAAACTATGGATACAGGAGATTCGGACGAAGATTTCCCTGATGACTCTGATGATTCAAATGCTTTTGACGATGATGGTAATCTTATAACTGATGAGCCGGAGATTGAGGAAGAAGGCCCTATGGCGTTAAAAGAAAGAAAACGTAAGTCTAAGAAAACATGGAGATTACTTGAAAATAAAATAGGAAAAAGAAAACTAAAAGAAACAATTGATGATATTATATTTGAATGTTTTAGCGCCTCATCAATGAAAGAAGGATCAATACAAGGACGACACTTTTTTAAGAGTAAAAATAGATATAGTGATTTTAACCTAGATTCTTTTGTAGAAATTAGAAAGAAAGGTTTATCTAATAAACTTAAAGAAGCCGAAGAGACTATTAGAGATTCTGATAGATATGAAGAGTATAGAATGGAAATTTTTGATGAGAATGGTATAGAGGACAAATAAATAGTTTTAAATTTGACAACTTTTATTTATATTATAAATAGGTGATAGAGAATGCTACTACAAAGATATCAACCATATAAATTTACAGAAGCTATTAATACCATAAAAGACTTTGACAATATGGTTGAAGGCCTTCTTAAAGAGTCTTATGATGGTATGGTTAAAAACATATCTAATTACATCTATGCTATTATGAATCAATATGAAAAAAAATAGAAAAGATGAAAAAGAGTCTGTTAGTATGTGGGCTAAACGATTTGACTATAAGGGCTATGCTATGGAGATAGCTCCCTCTTTTTATGAACAAGTGGGTAGAATGTATCCAGTTGTTAAAATAGCAGATAGGGATATAAAATCTAAAACTTTAGCTTACGCTAAAAAATTTGCTAAAGAAGTTCAAGATTCTTATAAACAAAGACTTCATGCTAAACTCTTTATTATACTTAAAGCAAAACCACTTAAGGATGTTAAACTAGTACGCTTAGATATAAGAGAATTTTATTCTGCAGTATTTCATTTCTTTTTTGAAGATGGAAGTTCTTTTACTCTTCAAAGTCAGATAGTAACGAGCACTAGTATCTTAGGAAATGATTTTTATAGATTTCCCAACATATATCAGAACATTATTATGCAAGATGGAACAAAGATTAAGAAACAATCCGAAGAGTGGATGCTTGTTAATTTTGCAGGGAAAACAGCGAGTGACATTAAACAAGCTAAAAGAAGTCTTGACCCTGATGCCGATGCAAAGGATTTAAAGAAACTTAACTTTCAGAACAAAAGATATTACGGTATCATTACAACTACAGGACAGATAGAAGTAGGTAATAAATTTAAGATAGACTATCAGAGTCAGAATAGTGATCTTAAAAATATTAAAGATATTCATATAAACTTTAATATGCCTGAGATAGAAACAAGACCTAATGGTTCTATGTGGGTAGATGATATCAGAGGTAAATCCGGTACAGCTACTATCGAATATAATGATGGTGTTAAAGTTCTTATAAATCTTTCAAGTGTAGCAAGACATGATGCTGTTAGATTTAAAAGGGTCGGGGGAGATTTAGTTTATGGTATAGAGACAAAAGCATTAAAGTATTCATCTAATAGTTATTTCACTGGACTATCAGGAACAGTAGCAAAAATATTATAGGGGTAAACAAATGGAACAGTTAATAGAAGTAAACGGGCAGAATGTAACAAAAGAACAATTTGAAGAAATGCAAAAAGATTCAAATATTAGACTTAAAGAAATAGCTCCAAGAGTTTATAAGGTACTAACTAAATTAGAAGGATAATTATGTCTTACATTATTCTTACTGGATCTGTGATTATTGTAATCACTTTTCTTAGTTTAGTTGGTACACATACCATAATTAAAATATTTTTTAAATAAGGAGACATAAATGAGTTCTTTTTCTGAAAAAGAAAAATCAAATTTTGATCAAATAGTAGCTTTAACCTCATTAACTCAAACTCAGGTAAGAGATGTATTATTTGCTATGCTTACTTGTGCCAGTCTTAATGCTCATTCTCAAGAGAACGAAATAACAATACCATATCTTTGTACTCTTAAATTTAATTATGAAGAAGTCACCAGTGATAAAGGTATAGAGTCTTCTATTAAGATAGAAGCAGAACCTTCAGTCACATTACTGAAAGAATATGTAGCTATTAAAAATGGAGAAGAACCTATTACTAAAAAATATTTTAAGAGACAAAATAAACTACATTTTAAAAATATGCTAAGTATCAATACGGATATGTAAATGGATTGGATTATACTATTTCAAAATCAATATAACAGAATAGTCTTTGTATCTTCTCAAAACCCAGATGAGAGAGATTCTATGTCTTATGAAAAATTTTTATCATTTATAAATAATGAATTTGTTATAAAAAACTTTATAGAGTTCTGTGATAAGGTAGATAGATTTAAAGTTATATATCTTACTAAAGATGGAACATGGGAAATAATGGAAGAAGATTTTACAGAAGCATCCTTCCAGGATTTATATCATATAAATGGTAATAAAGAAGAAGACGAAGAAAAATCAATTACAGAATCAAAAGTAGATAAGTCTAAAGATTTATTAAATAAAATATTTGATTTTAGAAAAAAGGAGACAAAACATGGTATTAAACTTACAAATAGCTGACGATGAGGAGCATGTCTTTGAATTTGATAATTTTGAATTAGTTCTACATTCGAGTGGTAACTATATTCTCTCTGAAGAAGGTGTGTTTACTTTAGAAGGTTTACAATCTTTTCTAGAATTTAATTCTGAGTATGTTGTAGTGAACGAAAACGATAAACTCTTTATTTCTGCAGAAGATTTTAAAAAAGTAAAAGAGATTTATTTGAAATTTGCATAATATTATTTATATTACAATTAAGGAGTTTTCATGGAACTTGAAATGGAAGTTAAAACTATCAAAGTGTATTATACTTGTCCTAAATGTAAAATAGGTAATTTAGTATTAAGTAAAGTAAGCCCAGTCGCTAATCCTCCAGAGAATGAACATAGATGTAGTAATAAGGAATGTGATTATACTGAAGTCTTCGTAAGAACAATCTATCCATATATAAAGAAGGTGGAGATACCTTGTTAGGTAATTTTACAAAAAATATTTCCGTTATAGATGCCCTAAATCAACTAAACATAAAGCATGAGAATAGGCCAAATTCAAAAGGGTGGTTAAATATTATATGCCCTTTTCACAGGGATTCTAGTTTTGGAAATGCCAGTGTTAATGTTAATAGTGGGGTTATCTCTTGTTTTAAATGCGGAGCAAGTAAGAACATTTCTACTCTATTAAGAGATCATAATAGCGTATATGAATTTGTACCTACAGTTCCTATTGTACAAAGAAGAAAAGAGATAGTTAAGTCTAAAAATATAACTAATAAATTAAATTATAATTTTATTCATAAAGAAATAGATCCAGATGAATTCTACTATCTTAAACAAAGAGGACTTACCAAAGAATTCTGTGATGAATTTAAAATTGTAAGAAGTTTTACTGACCCATACTGTGACTATTTTGCGTACCCGATTGTAGATTCTAATAAGAAGATTTTCAACGTGGAGTTTAGAAAGCTAAAACAAATGGAATATTTACAAACATATTACGCATCTTATGATATGTCTTATTCTCAACTTTCAGATAAGTTTAAAGAACAATGTGAAAAAGAAAACATAAGAATATCTGACTACAAACTTTATAAAGGTAATGAAATAATACAAGATAAGGTTCTTTTTTACTTATTAGATAAAAAGGTGAAATATGAATCGGGTAGTCGAATAAAGGAAACACTTTTCAATATAGATAATCTTGACTTTAATAAAGACTTATATCTTGTAGAGGGTATAGGAAGTGTGGGTCGAATTTGGGCTAATATTTCTAAAAATTGTACTTGTACTTTCGGAAGCAAAATTTCTAAAGAACAATTAGAGTATCTTAAAAAATTTAAAAGAGTAATTTTAATACCGGACCGGGATTTGGCTGGTTTTCAAATGGTTAATAGTTTATATCAAGAATTAAAAAATCTAATTGTTATAGATACTATTTTTGAAGATACAGATACAGATTATGTTTTTGATTTACAAAATACTAATAATTATATGGAAGCAAATGAATACATTGCTAAGTATCTTTTAAAATACAATGTGAAGACTCTTTTCTAGGTAATTATGATAAGATATAAAAGTTATTTTGAAGAAGCAGTAATTGATCCGGATAAGTATTTACAGAATAATATAGATCCATTGCTACCTTCAGTTCAAAAGATTATACACAATTCTAGAAATACATGGGCTATCTGTAAAAAACTAAATTTAATATTTAGAAAGTATAATATATCTTTTAAAAACTTAAATCAAATGTCCCCAAACGGTATTCTGTATGGAGCAGCCGAAAATAATAAAAAGAAATCAATTATAATTTTCTTATCCAATAATCTTATAAATACAAGAAATTCTACCGCATTTAAATATTTTTTTATAGAATTAAAATCTAAGATAAGCCACGAACTTATTCATAGATATCAATTTATAAGGATGGATAATTTGAAATTAAATCAAATGCCTACATACAAAAATGAAAAAGAATATTTAGCTGATAAACAAGAAATAATGGCGAATGCTTTTAATTCTATAGAATATTTTCGTTTTATGGGGATAGAGGATAATCAACTTAAAGGGTTCTTAAAAAATAAAAATCCTTTATTAAAAAGTTGTGTATGGTATAAAAAATATTTAGAATTATTTACTAATGAGGATAAGGAGTTGAAATTATATTATAAGTATCTATATATGTATCTAGATAATCAGGCACAATCAATATGAAATATAAATTACAAGAAGTTGAAACCTCAGAATTTTCATTTAATCCTCTCCACGACTATGGTTTAGATAAACCTTGGCAATCAGCTGGTCAAGTTCTTATGTCTGACTTAGGTTTGGAAAAATTTGGTAATAATGTTTTTATTCAGAAAGTACTCGGAGTTGGTCTTCCAATTTATGTTATCACCTACAACAGCAGATACCCTAGAGTCGGATTAACAGCGACAAGAGTTAAGAAATTAAAGTTTACTTGGATTGGAAAATCTAAAAGAAAAGGTATCCATACTTATATCAAACCCATGAAGTTAACTCCACCCTTATGTTTACAATCAGCTATGGTTACTATGACTTCGGGGAGTTTAGTTGTACAAAGAGATATAGCCGGCGAGTACTTAAGGAATCCAAAAGTATTTGGTTACACTGATTACATATTAGATAAAAAGATAAACCAATAGGCAGTAAAATAATGATTAAGAGATATCAACAATTCTTTGATGTAGATAGTATAAGATTTCTTGGACCTACACACAACATGTTCGAAATGGTTCAACGCCCAGAAAATTATTATACTATTATTAAAGAAAAAATTGAAGTTTTTCGTAATAGAAATATATTTGAATCTTTAGATGATCTTATAATTTCTTTAAACTCTTATTTTATTGATGAAAAAATTATATTTATTTCATCTAAGACAAAAATGAAGTTCGATAGTGGTTTAACTTCGGCAGGATACAATCCAAAAACAAATGAACTTTATTTATTTTATAATTCGGATATTAGTAATGCTTTTAAAATGGAAAATAAGGAGCAGGACATCTATGATTATAAATGGTTTTTAGAGGATTTAGAAGGATTTATAGGACATGAAATTATACATAGAATGCAATACTTTAAAGACAAAATTAAAGATGTAGGAGTAATGTCGAAAGAAAATAGAAAAAAGTATTTAGCAAAACCCAAAGAAATTATGGCTTATGCTTGGCAAATAGTTCAAACTTTTAAATTAAACGGTAAAGATGATGATTTTATAAAGTTTGTTTTAGGATCGAAAAGAGATTTAGAGAATGTTAAAATAATAAATTTTATTCCTATGTTAGCTGAATACTATAACACTTTTGATAAGGATTCCAATACTATGAAGTTATTATATAAGTATATCTATCAATATGTAGATAAGTAGGTCAAATGAAATTATGTAAATGTGGTAAAGAACTCATATTTAAAGGCGGATATTGTATAGTGGGTATGAGTATAGTTAAATATGAATGCTATGAGTGTGGTAATAAAGTAGAAACAATGAAAATTAAAATCTATAAACAGGTATAAAAATGAAAAGATACAAAAGATTTGAGGAATCAACTAAAATTATAAATTGTAAAATTGGTTCTAAAATTTACGAAATAGATTTAATTGAGAATATAAAAGAGTATAAAGATTTATTTGGAACTAATCTAACTCAGATCAATAAAGTTTTTGGTAAGCAACTAAAACAAAAAGGTGGACCAGATAAAGCCGAATATTCATTTTCAGGTATTATAGATATTACTATAGAGGGTTTACTATCTACAGCTTATCAATTAACTGGGGATAAAATATTTAAAGATTTAAATGAACTAATACAAACCATTTTTGGAAAAGTTGAAGGATCATTTGATTATTGGGTAGATGTAGAAGATTATCTAAATACTGACATTGATATTGATTTTACATTTCTATATAATCAAGAATTAAAAATAAAAATTGATATAAGGTAATATTGTGAAAAGATACAAAGAATTTTTTAGAGAAGATTGTACATTAGAAGAACAAGAAGAAGGTACTTGCGCGCTTCCTGAAGAATGTCCAACTCCTCAACAGAATGGTCCTAGTGGTTATTGTAAGAGAATTAATGATGGAGCTAAACTATTAGGTAAATGTCAAGATGGTTATATTTGGGATGACAAAACAAATAAATGTATTATAGCTCCTAAAAAATCAAATGCCAAGTAAATCAGAACAACAACGAAAATATATCTATTACCTTAGAAGTCAAGACGAGGACAAATCTAAGTGGTTCTGGGATAAAGATTGGGAACAAATAGAGGAAACTAAAATGGAGAGATATACACCTTATTTCGAAGATATAATTATACCTCTCTCGAAGGGAGATACTTTCCTCTACGGGAAATTTAAAAATAAACAGGCTATATATGCAAGTCATTACTTTAATGATAAGGGAGATCTGATTATAGTAACTGATCAGAAAAAAGAAATTCCGGCTTGTAAGATAAGATTAGTACAAGAGCAATTAGAAGAGAATCTTCGTCTAAGTGACTTAAAAAAACACGCAGGTATAAGTAATTTTACCAAACCTTTTATGAAAGATAGACAAAGAATAAAAGGTACTGGAGCAAGATCAGCTAAGATAAAATCGATTAAAGTTAATAGAAAGAAAGACTATATAACATTCACTTTTACAAGTGAACCTACATATACAAAAACAGCTTTTGCAGTTAAATTTCCAGATGTTGAAGATAAGAAAAAAGTAAGATTATATACTCAAGAAATCCGTATTCTTGACTTCTTTAAGTGGGCGGAAACAAAACCGGGATATATTGAAAAAGAAATGACGCCGAAAGAAATTAAAGAAATATTAAATGTGGCAGATGTTAAACTAGCTTGTAACTGTTTTTCATTTCAGTTCCAGGGGTTTAATCATATACTTACAACTTTCGATGCTGCAATATATCCAGAATTAAGACCACCTAAGAAATGGAATAAATACCACAATGATGATAGCTTCACCTGTAAGCATCTGGATCTACTCATTTCGTCTGGACTTAATATTTATATAAACAACATGACTATGATGGTTAACAAGTACATAAAGAAATGAAAGACTTACTAAATAAAGAGTATGAAAAGCTTAAATTGATTACAAAAGATTATGTCATCTCTGTAGATCAACTTGATGAGTACCATGAAATACAGAATAGAATAAAAGAGTTGAGATTACTAGTAGGTACTAATCAATAAGGAGAATATTATTTTGAAAGTTCTTATTTGTGGTGACAGTTTTAAAAATATAACGGGGCTTAACGAAGTATCATTTAATATAATCAAGTATTTTTATAATAAGGGATATGAAGTTGGCTACTGTGTTATTTCAGGAGAATCTTGTAAACCAGACGATTTAAAAAAATTAGGTAATAACCTATATGAATATTTCTTCGACACACCCTTATTTAATTGTCAAAAAGAGCAATCTAATTTTGATACTGCAATACAATTATTCAAACCTGATATAGTATTCTCTGCTCATGATTTATGGAAACTTGAAAAAATAATGTTATCAGATTATCGATCAACTTATAAATGGATTGCATACTGTCCTATTGAAAGTGATTACTATTCAGACCATATTGTATTGCCCGATAAAAATAGTTTTAGAAAATCACTACCCGAAATAGTTAATAATATTGATTTAATAATACCATATACAGATATGGGCAAACGGGTATTACAAAAATTAGGGGCTACAAATATAACTGAAAAAGTATTTAATGGTATTGAAGATATATATATTGAGTCTGTGAATCGTCAAGAAGTATTTAAAGGATTAGTTAAAGATTCAGATTTTATATTTATGACAAATACAACCAATTTCCAAAGAAAAGGTCTCGCATATATTATTGAAGCCTTTAACTCATTTGTAAATCAACTTGACAATAGGGAAAATTATAAACTATATATACATGGTCAAATTGACACCATAGATCAAGGAACTGATATTAAATCTATGGTTATTGATTTGGAGTTAAGTAATAATGTTATTTATTCTAAAAATGAACAAATATCAAAAAGAGAATTATATAAACGATATAGATGTTGCGATTGTTATATTGGACTACCATTAGCCGAAGGATTTGGATTACCTTTTGCTGAAGCTATGATAAATAAATTACCTATCATAAGTTCGGGATTTGGTGGGCATATTGAATATTTGCAACAAACATATGAAGTTGGATATGTAAGTTATTTTTACCCCAACAATCAATACACTTTATGGAAGATTCCCCAAGTGGATGAAGCTGTTTGTGGAATGTTTTATTATACTAACAATTTAACTAATATAAAAGAAAGAACAAAAGAAAATTATAACTATGCAAAAGAAAATCTTACATGGGATAAAGTGTATAAAAGATTTGACGAAATATTAAAACCTTTTCTTGATATTTATATTCAATCGATAGATAATAAGTTAACATTAAGGAGAATAATTTGAAATTATTATATATAGCCCCTTTATCGACTGATAAACAAACCTCAAGTGGTTATACAAATGCTAGTGATGGGATGCTCAAAGTTTATAATAGAATGAAAAATGAAGGTGTATTTAGTGTTGTAGATACTATTTCTAATCCCTATAGTTTTGATATACCTAAAGATAGCTATGATATATGTTTAGTTAATCTTAATATAGGATTATTATTAAAGAAAGAAGAAACATTAGCACTTTATTATAATTTAAAAACTAAATGTAAGAAAATGTATTTAAGCATAGTTTGGGAAGCGACCCCATATCCCGAATTTTGGAATAAATTATTTAAAGAGTATAACATATTTGATGGATATCTTTTTCCGTCCAAATTTTGTAAGAATCTTTTATATGACATAAAAAAACCAAAATATTACTATCCTCATTTTATAGATTCAACCATATTTTTTCCTTGCGATAGAGAAATAAAAGAAAATGAAAATATATTTACAGTTTTAATGACGGGTCAATTAACCGAAAGAAAGGGATTTAGGGAAGGCATAATTGCATTTTCTCAAGAGCTTGGAGATATAAAAGATTGCAGACTTATAATAAAATCAAATAGGATGAGTAAATATGAGGAAAGTATTGAAAGTCAAATAGAAAGATACTCTTTAATGAATGGGTTAACTGAAGCACAGATATTTACAATAACGGATACGAATTTAACTCAACAAGAAATGATTGATCTTTATCATTCAAGTTCAGTAGTACTTTTACCATCAAAAGGAGAAGGTTTTGGATTAAATTTACCTGAAGCAATGTCTTGTGGTATACCTTGTATATATGCTAAAAATTCTGCTTGGGAAGATGCGAAATATGCTTCATGGAGTAATTATCCTTTGTCTTATATTCCTAAAGGAGTTGAATCTATGATACATTATGGGTATTCTGTTAATATGGTATGGAGTGATGTTTCTATTTTAGATATAAAATATGCTCTTAAATATTTTTATAATAAATGGGTTAATCATAGAGAGAATTATTATGCTTATATTGAAGAGGATAATTTGAAAATATCTAATCTCTATGGATATGATGTAATAAAACAATGTATACTAGATATAATAGAAGAAAAGGAGAGGGTTCAATGATATATGTAATCGGAGATTCACACGCTTTAAGATTTAAAGATAAAATGTTTGTAACTAAGGAAATAGTTTATGCTACGGCTCATAATTTAATCGAGGAGAATTCTACATCAAAAGGAAGAGAAAAAACTTTAGAATATTTAGAAACAATAGATAAAAAAGAAAAGATTCTATTTGCTTTTGGGGAAATAGATTGTAGAAGTCATATTATAAAAAAACATCCTGACGAACCTTTCAAGGGGGTGGTTGAGACAGTAGATAGATATTTTCAATTTATTTTAGAAGTATGGAAAAAAGGTTGGAAAAACTTGGTTATATTCGCCCCTATCGCTTCAACTCCTTGGACATTTGATTCAGGGGAATTTCCTACTATAGGATCGGTACGAGATAGGAATTATGTGACTTATATGTTTGGCAAATATTTAGAAGATAAATGTAATAAACATAATTTAATGTTTGTTTCTATCTATGAGGATTTGATTAAATTACCTTTTATTCCTAATCCCGAATGCTATCAAGATGATCATATCCATATTAAACCAGAAGTACAAGTTGAATTCTTTAAAAATAAATATAGAGAAAAACATATACCTTTTAAATATGGTGGTAGAAATAGAAAAGTTTCTTTTAATAAAGTTCTTAATCATTTAGATAATATTGAAAATCCTATTATGGTGGAAATTGGTCAAACTAGAAATTATTATAACTGGAATGGTGACGGTTATTCAACTCCTTTATTCTCATGGTATATAAGTCAAAGGCCCGACGGACAATTTTACTCGATTGATATTTCTGATAATTCAAAAATATATGAAGGTATATTTGGAATATGGGGTATAAGAAAAGATAGAATAAATATATTACAACAAGATGGAATTAAATTTTTACAAGAATTTGAAAACAAAATTGACTTTCTTTATCTTGACGCATGGGATTATCATAAGACTAATATAGAAATGCAAACTATTTCAGAAACAATGCATTTGGAAGCCTTTAAAATTGCTGAGCTAAAATTAAATGAAAATGCTTTAATTTTGATAGATGATATTCTAGATCAAGAAACTCTTATAGGTAAAGGTAAACTACTAATACCCTATATGATAGATAATGGGTATGAACTTATACATAAAGGTTATCAGTTTCTATTTAAAAAAATAAAATAAGGAGATTGCTATGAAACAATCAGATTCAATTAAAATATTTGATAAGTTAAATAAAGTAATTAATGGCTCGAAAAGTATAGTAGAAAACATCAATAATAGTTCTTCAATAAATCATGAGAAAGCTATTAAAGCTTCTATGCTCAATTCTATTCTTATTGCCGAAGCTTTGAAAGATATACTGAGAGATATAGTTGTTTTGGATAAAAATCCAAACTCTAAAATGGATTTACCTGAGGGATTTGAGGAATTATTCGGGGGATTTAGAAAATGAGTAAAACATACGTAACAATGACAGCTATTCAAAATAGATTTATGAATTTTGAACAAACTATTCCCCTACTCGCTGATAACGCTGACAAAGTATTTATAAAAATTTGTGGTACACTTGAGTACCCAAAAATACTAGATTCATATAGTAATATAGAAGTGGAAGTATCTGAGGATAGACTTGGATCGGAGGAAAAATTTCATGGATTCAAAAAAGTAAAAGAAGATGGGTATGTTTTTACTTGCGATGACGACATCCTGTACACCTCCACATATTTTAAAATTATGAAACAAGCCATAGATAGATATGATAAACAATGTGGAGTATCTCTTCATGCAGGGTTTATAGATTTTAAAGTGATTCAAGCCAATTATTACAAACATCGCAGAATGTTCTCAATGTATCATCCCCTAGATAAAGATGTTCAAGTTAATGCTATCTTCTCTGTTACAGCAGCATATCATACTTCTACATTTAAAATAACACCTGAAGATTGTCCTATACATCAAATGGATGACGCTTATGCTACGGTAGAACTTTCTAAAAGAGATTTAAAAATAATATCTCCCGCAAGACCTGAAGGTATGATTAAACAATTACAAGTAGGTGGATACGCCATTCATGCCAATAAAGGAGGCTCTGGCGGACACCCCGTGGAAAGCATAGATAAGTTGTTTAATGATAACAAAGAAATGTTAATAGCTTATCAAGAAAGACATACAGGAATTTAAATATGAGAATACTTTACACAAGTTTATTTCCAAGACTTCCTTATAAACAACATGAACAAGAGAATTTAGAATTTTTTATGGATTCAGTCAAATATCATAATTATAATAATTTTAAATATATAATAGCTTCTGCTCATTCATTTATGTTAAAAAATTCTTATGATTATTTTTTAGATACTGATTTTACATATAATGAAAAAATGAATGAAGAAAGAGGGCATGAAATATCTTTTTCAAAACAAAAATTATTTCAATTATCAAATGAAATAATGAAAGAGCAAGAAATAGATTACCTTTTCTATATAGATTCTGACATGATGATAGATAGTAAAGATGTAGTTGAGTTATGTAAAGCTCTAGAATATAAAGAAAATACTTTTGTAAATATACCTTATGTTCTTAGAGATCTTAAAAAAGTATCTAATTCTAGTTTTGGTTGTTATATTATACCCTTTAAAATTTTAAAAGAAAATCCTGATTTATATGAAGTAATATATAGAACTAAAATAGTGGATGATCAGATATGTAGAATAGGGGCTCCAGATTGTAATATAAGGGAAGAACTTATACGAAGAGGTTATAAAGAGTTAAATGCTCATAATATAAATACTAGACATTATATAGACAATGAAAATTTTCTTGAATACGATAATGGAGTAATAAAATAATTTTAAAATTTAATTTTACTAATAAATAAATAAGTGGTATTCGGGAATTATATATTCCTTAAAATTTAGTACCATAGAGGTAAATTAGCATGGAAAAAACATGGAGAAAGAGTTCAGTACACATTACTGATACTGCCGTTACCGCAGATGCTTCTGCAAACCAAAAAGATATTGTAGTATCTACAAACACCCCAACAGATGACTTCGTTTATAATATTAACATTAAACGAGCAAGAGTAGATGTAACTAACAATGCAATTCACTTTTATAACCCTAATTCAGGTACAGTTGTTATAAGAGATAACAGTACTGATTACGTTATTACTGCTGGAGATGTTATTACAATTTCTGGAACATATCTATAATTGTTATAGTTATTAACTGCTAAGAGCCTATGTAGAAATACATAGGTTCTTTAATTTTAATTTACTTTTTACTAATAATTAAAATAGGAAACAATTCTTAAATGAGGAATATATAAATGAAAAATAAAACTTTTACAATAAGTAAGGCACAGCTAGATACAAATGCCAATGTGATAATAGATACTTGTCTTGATATTAACGATGTTAGCCCGTCTGGGGCTACTGAATCTAGAAGATATTACCCAAGAAAAATAAATTTTCTTAATACTTCTGGTGTTGCAGTAAAAGCTAATATATTTAGTTCAGATGCTGAAATAGCTACATATACTGCAGATCCAACTAATTATGATTTTTTTACAATTCTATCAGGTACAAGCTTAATACTAACTTCTTCAGTACTTCTCCCAACTGCTTATAAAATATATGTCATACTACCTACGGGGGTAGCAACATCCGGAATGTCAATCGAATGTATTGGCTATCAACCTTATAGATAAAAATGAGGCACAAATGGAAAATTTAAAAATTATTTCAGATACAGGTAATGAAAGCCAATTTCAATTTACTCAAATATTTGACGAACAATTTATACAAATAGGAAAAACTATTCAGGAATATTATGATTATTTTGTAAATAAAATAGATAATGAATTCACTGCTACAGAAGAGAATTTTTTAGAATATAAAAATAATATTGATACACAAATAGAAGCTAACTATTCAAAAATAATCGAAATTCTTTTACATAAAGAGAAAGAATTCAATTCCATTATTAAAGATATAATGATAGTAAGCAATGACCAAATAACAGATATTGAAAAAATAATAAATTCTAAATTTAATTATATAGATAGTGATTTAAAAGATATACATTTTAATTATGATAATTTAAAAATAAGTATAAATAGCTCTTTGGATAAACTTGGACAACTTGTAGAGTCAAATACTGAAAGTATAAATAATCTTAAGTTATTTAATTCTGTTATGGAAGCTGAAAACAATAAGTTAAAAAAAGAGTTAGAAATTATAAAAATTAATAATTTCAATATAAATAAAAGAAAAAGAAATATATTTCAACGGAGCATAATCAAATTATTGGGGTTATATTAAATGGGAACAAAGATTACTAAATTATCTACAGGGGGCTCAGGTGGTGCCGTCGAAGTTTATGATGAGGGGGTTTTAGTTACTTCTGTTGCGTCTAAACTTAATTTTGTTGGGGCAGATATTGAAGCTAGACAAACAGGTGAATTTACAAATATATATAGTCCGGTTCCGACTTTTAGTTCTCATTTCAATACTTATGATGGGTTAACTAATGGTAACGTTCCCGATATAAGCACAACTTTAAGATATATATCAGCCCCTACATCTGAAGGGACTCCATTTAAAATAGGTGATTGGGTAGCGGGTACTTCAAAAAGTTGTACAACTTCAACAGTATTAAGTTACACTACCCTGCAAAAAATTTCTATACTAAATAATACAGCAACAACATTAGAAGCTATACTATACGATGCAGATGGAACTACTCCGTTGGCAACCCATCAAATTACTTTAACAGGAAACACTGATGTTACTTCTGATAATATTCAGATTGTAGTAACAAGTTTTATTGTTGAGGGAATAAAATACTCTGCTATACTTCAGGTTAAATTTAATATATCTACTATACTTCCTGACGGAGGGAGATTCTCAATAAAGATAACACATAATAATGGAGCTGACGGGATATTTACTAAAACACAAAATAATTTATTTTTCGATTCTAATAACAATAATGCCACTGTGACTGTACCAACTATTACCGAAGTTACTCCTTTTACTACAGCTTGTTCTGGAGTATATTATTATAGAGATGGTTCAGTTTTTAATGTATCTATTTCGGATATTGATTATGTTAACGACAAGTCGTATCCTTTAAATCAAGTAGAAATTCTTGGAACTGAGTATGGGCTTCCTCAATTACTTATACCAGGAGCTTCCCTAACAAGCTGGTCAAATATTTGGAATAATATTAACGCGTCTTATACAAAAGCAGATTGGACATTAAATGTAGCAAATTACTATAACGTGAGTACAACAGCAAAGATACAAGCAAGAGCGAAAGATTGGGTTGACCAAGTGTTACAAGATTCTTCAGTTGCTTCTATATGTGTTATGAATTATACTGATAATAGAACAGGTATATTTGAAGATTTTAGAAATGAAGGATTTAGAGTAACTTCTGCTCTTGCTTCATGGGACAGTTTTCAAAATCTAAGCGCTTATGACGGAAATGATGGCTTGATGATTCAAGGGTCGAGATTGATATATCCATCAGGTGATTATACAACATATAGTCCTAATACTGTGAGTCAACCTGATTATTCAACTGAAACGGGGGATAGAACTTTATACACTAAGTTTTATCATTTAAGCACATCTCATTCAAATGGCATAATTGCTTTTGGAGATCATAATATCTTAGAAGCAAATATATTATCTCAAGATATTAAAATAGAATTAAGTCTTGACGGAATTGATTGGTATAATGTTTGTTCTGATTATATAGGAGGAGCGCTCGCTAATGGTTCGGGTTGCCGTGTTGAATCAGATGCTTATTCAATAACAATAAATAATTCTCTAAAATTTACTCTCGGAACCGGGAAATCTACAACTGTTTCTACTGGTTCAGGTTGGGGAGTATGGGTTAGATTAACTTATACTTCTACTATGACAACAAAATATATAGGTAGTATTAACTTTAGTGATTGGGTATAAAATAATATGGCACAACCAAATTCAACTTTACAATTAAAATCCTCATTTTTTCATGGACTCTCCAAAACTCTTACAGAAGAAGCTCAAGCAGTATATGAATCTCTATACAAAAGTGGGCATAATGTAGGATTAAAAGGAGTTTGGGGAGAAACTGTTTCCTATTGTGTTGATGAGACTACTGCTGACGCATTTGTTACTGCCAATCCTTTAGTAGTTAAAAAATATACCCAGCAAGCATTAACCGAAGTTCCTGGAAGTAATGGACAAGCTTGGTATGTAGAAGATACCGGCGTATTTATGAAATATATGATAGATCCATCAGATATACCTGAATCAAGTACAAGTGCCCCCTCTTATGGGTTTCAACAAAAACTCTACACTCAGGCAGGTGTATTTATACCTCCGACATCAGGGGCATTTTACTATGATCCTTTTTCTGGTATAGTTCACTTTGATAAAAATTATACACCCACTACTATGGGATGGGGTACACCAAAATTAACAGCATATTATTATATAGGCAAAGACTTACAAGGAGTCCTACAAACATTAGGTGCTTTATCTTATAAAGGTACATGGGACGCTTCAACAAATACCCCACCTATTCCGGCAGCGCAAGCAGCAAATAATGGATGGTACTATGTTGTATCTACTGATGGGAGTACTTTAATCGATGGTGTAAATACATGGTTAAAAAATGACTGGATACTATCTAATGGCACTAACTGGCAGAGACTTATACAAAATAGCTCAGGAACTCTCGACACTTTTACAATAACTGAAGGAGTAGATGATTATACTCTTTCAGGAACTCCTACTATTCCCACAAAGTCAGATGTTTATCTTGATGGTATAAGACTACAGTATGGAATAGAGTATACTATTACTTTAACACAACTATCTTTAATTCCTTCTGCTATAGGGTATAATCCAGAAACAGGGGCAAAACTAATAATTAAGTGGAGTTAAAAAATAAAATATTTTTTACTAATAAATAATAGTTCCACATGAGGTTATCTTTTAATGTTAGATATAAAAGCTATAAAGAATAATATATCAGTTTTAAATAGTACTGGGGCAACAATAAACGCATTTACTTTGATAAATGTTTATAATGATGCGGGAACTTTAAAAATGCAACCAGCTAATGCTATTTTATCGTCAGGTACTGTTTATCCTGCTACACATATTTTATTAGAAACAGCATTAACAACTGAAAGTAAATTATGTACAAATTTTCAAAAATTAGATAGTGTTTCTGGTCTTTCAGGATTAACCCCCGGTGATTTATATTTAGGCTCTCTCGGACAAATAACAAGCACTATACCTGATGGTGATTATGATATAAAACAAAAAATAGGGTTTGCAAAAGATGCCACAAATGCATTAATATCTATATTAGATAATGGTATAATAAATAAAACCTTAGTGAATCCATTTTTATTTAAAGGTGCTATAAATTTAAATTCTGATTTTCCAACACCAACAGAAGTAAGAAATGGTTGGGTTTATATTGTACAAACTAATGTTACCGATAATGACCCAACTAAAACTAATACCGGTCAATCGTTCCTTAGTGGAGATGAAATAGTTTGGGAAGGTTCTACATGGATAGAATTAGGTTCTACAACCTTGTGGACAAGAACAGGAACTACTTTATCTCCAGCAACTTTAAACGATAACATAGACATCGGAACAGGTATTATAACTTTAGCAGAGTCAGATTATAATATAACATTACCTAACCCTGGTTATGCGGAAGGAAAAGTTTTTTACGATAACACTAAACATGCTCTTTCATATTTCAATGATGAGCCTGATATAACTGTAAACTTGGGGCAAGAAGTTTTAATAAGAGTTAAAAATGAAACCGGATCAACTATACCAAATGGAGCCGTAGTATATCCTTCGGGGTTTTCGGGAGGAGATGTTTTAATTGATTTAGCAATAGCTTCTGATAAAGAAAAATGTAGGTTAATCGGAGTAGTAACACATGAAATTCTATCTGGTGACACTGGGTATGTTACAAAACTTGGAGAAGTAGCAGATGTCGATACTGATTCATTTACAAGTGGTGATGTTGTTTATCTTTCCCCGTCAGTAGCAGGAGGATTAACAAAAACTCGCCCTACTGGTGCTAATTATATAACAAGAATTGGGGCAGTAAAAATAAAATCAGCGACAGTGGGTTCAATTGTTGTTGATATTTCTACAAGTGAACAAACCGTAGAGTCAACTCAGGATGTTGGATTCAGTAGAACAGATGATTGTACTATATCAGTCTCAGATAGTGCTACAGGTGCGACACTTACACTCACTCCAGTTGGAGCAGATTATTGCTTCTATCAATATGGGGATAAGTATTGTAAAACTACAGACTCAATTGCTTTACCCGATGAAGAAGGGTTATTTGCTATTTACTATAATTTGGGTACTTTGGCTTATATCAAGAATCCTACTAACTCGCAAATAGAAATTGTTATCAAAAATAATCCAGTAGTAGCTTATGTATATTGGAACGCAACTGATAATAAATCAGAATATATCGGTTATGAATTACATGGGATAAATATGAGTTCTGTTACTCATGTTTATTTACACTTTGCTTTCGGTGCAAGATATATGTCAGGGCTTGCACCTAATACGATAGTAGCAGATGGTTCTGGAAACAGTAATGCTTCAGCACAATTCGGAGTCGATAGTGGTGCTATAGCAGATGAAGATTTATACCTTGCTTTTCCGGGAATATTGTCAACTACTGGATTAACAATTGCTTATTTATCAGGCACTTCTGCAAATCCAACTTTAAGAACTACAACAAATGCTGGGTTCTCTGTACTTACAACTGGAACAGGGAGACTTGCCTATAATACGATCTCAGCAGGGAACTATGTTTTAGCTGAAGTAACAAATAAAGACTTTGGATTATGTCATGTTATAGCAATAAATGAAAATAATGTGTCGAAAAGAGTAATAGCATTTGTGGGTCAAAACTTATATCCGGATATAGGCGCAGCAAGGGCAGGGGCACAAGTTGAAATCGCCACACTTAGAACAGTAGGAATACTCCCTCAAGAATCAAAAGCAATAGCCTCTTTTGTATTTGAGACACAAAACGCATACACAAACGCTGTAAAGTCAAGAATACGAACAATATCTACTGGTGTAAATTATGTAGATTGGCGGACAACTTATTTTAACGGCTCTGGATCTGGGGCTTCAAGCGGAGTAGGTTCAACTATATTTGATGATTCTCTTTTTAAGATAATCGATAATGTAGATGCAACAAAAGCAGTTCAGTTTGAAGTTGGCGGAGTTACTACTGGAACTACAAGAGTTGTCGCAATTCCAGATGCTAACAGTACAACGATAACAGACGAAGAACAAACAATAATGGGTAGAAAATATTTTACCCCTGATATAGATAGTACAACAGCCTATCAATTTTTTAAAGCGGACGGTGTAACGCCATTGCTAACAGTGGACAGTACAAACGAATTGTTATTAGATAAAGATGACAAAGAGTTAATAAATAAAAATAGAGCGATAGCATACGCAATAGCTTTAGGATAAGAGAGGAAATAAATAATGGCAATAAATAATGTAGTAGTAGGTAATACAGCAACAAGCATTTTAACTGCAACGGCAGATAGTGCGGTGGTAAGTATAGTGTTTTATAATGACCACACATCAACGGTTAATTTAACATTATACGCTTATCCATCGGGGGGAAGTGCTGGAGCTGGTAGTACTATAATGACAGTAGATATACCGACAAAGGATAGTTTTATCTGGTCAAGTGATGAGAAATTTATAATCGAAACTGATGATGTGATTAGTGCGGTTGCTGATGTTGACGCGGTATTGACAGCTACAATATCATATTTGGCGGTGTAATTATGGCTGGATTAGTTAATAGAAGCGGATACATTACAGACATAAATATAAGCGGTAATTTATCAGTTGCGGGTTTTTCCAAAGTTGGAGACGCTGCTCCGAAGATTAAGTGTAAAAAGCTAACAGGAACGACATCAAGTACTGAGGGTGGGGCATCAGGAGTATTGCACGGATTAACACAAAGTAAAATTATTAGTTTTACTGTTATAATACAATTTGACAGTACAACAATTATGCCGCTAAATTATAATCCCGGCACTGGCGGAAATCAAGGATTTGAGGCTCATGCTTATTTGAGTACGGGAAATACCGTAACCGTGGTAAACCATGCAACAAATAGCGAAAACATATTAAGCAAGCCATATATCGTTACGATATGGTATGAGGAGTAAACAATATGGCAGAATTATTAAAATCAAAAGGTTACCAAAAGAAAGGTACTGCACTGTTCATCCAATCTGGAATAGCTGCGAGTATTACCACTAACGGATTTTTTAAAATAGCAACGACAGAAATGTATAATGATAGTGATAGCATAACAGTTATTTCAGACGAAGAAATACAATTAAAAGCTGGTAAAAAATATAAACTAAAAGCGTCATTATCTGTAGATACGTCTGGAAGCTCATATATTAACTATAAATTATATAATTCAACAATCTCAGCAGTTGTCGGAACAATAGCAACAATAAATACTTCTACAAGGGCGGAAAGTTCAGGAGCTAACACAACAGCTAATTTAATAATAGCTCCGACAGTTGACACAAAAATAAAACTACAACACCTCGGAGCCGATACAACAACAGCTTATACGACATCACTTGAAGTTGAAGAAGTCGAAGCATATAATCAAGTTATAAATTATCAAGATCATAATTCTTTAACAAACAGAGATGCGGCGGGAAGTCATTCAAGTTTTACACCTTTGGCAGACAGCACTACAGCTTTCCAGTTTTTGAAGGCTGATGGTGTAACGCCTGTTTTGGGGATTGACTCTATTAATGGGAGGGTTGGTATAGGGACAGCAAGTCCCTCACAAAGATTAGAAGTATACTCGACTACATCATCTACTGCTGGATTTATTGCAACTGGCGAAGGTATTGCGGGACTTGTTCGCGGAAAAAGACTGAATGGGACAAGTGCCTCACCAACTGCTATTTTAAGTGGTGAAAATGTTGCTCGGTTTGTTGCTATTGGTCAAAATACGGATGGTAATTCAACCCCTTGTGGTGATATGTCTATTGTTGCTGAGGCAAACTTTGGCGCAGTTAATAACGCCCCTACTGCTTTGGTTTTTTCTACATCAAGTACTACTGCCCTAACTGAAAAGATGAGAATAACAAGTGCTGGCAATGTAGGTATAGGAAATGTTTCACCTTACGCTATATCCAATTATGTAGCTTTAACAATAGGTGATAACGATGCCGCTAAAGCTGGTCTGATAAAATTATCAAGCACATATAATTCAGGAAGTGGTGCTGAAATATTCCAGCTTGCAAATGGTGATTTTGCGATAAACTCTAATCCGTCTACAAGGGTGCTCACCATTACTGCTGCTGGTCTAATAAAATCAACTCAAACATACGCCAATACGTCAGCAGGGGTCAGTAATTTAGGTGTATCGATACAGGGTGAGTTTTACAGGTCAACGTCCGCTTTGAAATACAAGAAAGACGTTGAGGATTTGCCATCGGATGATTCTAAAATAATCTACGCCATGCGACCAGTTATATATAATTCAGCTTGTGAGAATGAAGAAAGCCCAGAATATAAATTTGCTGGACTAATCGCAGATGAAGTTGATAAACTGGGGGACGCAGGTAAGAGGCTTGTAACATATAACAATGAGGGCGAAGTTGAGGGATTTCAATATGAAAGACTTACAGTTTATCTTTTAAAGGAAATTCAAGAACTCAAAAAAGAAATTGATAAAATAAAAGGAGATAACGCATGATAATCAAAGCAGACCAACAAGGCGTGCAAGTATTACACCAACTCGCAGACGTAGTATTAAAATCAGGTGGCATTCAGAACCTGCAAGCAATCAATGAGTTTTTGTCGAAGATTGAATTGATACCGGAAGAAAAACAAGAAGAAGTATTTGATAATGTGAAAAGTAAACAAGTATAAGAGGAAATAGATGATAAATAAGAGATTTGAGATAACAGCAGCCACAATAAATGCAGGTACCGCTATTGAAAGTGATGTAGAAATTACTAAAATAATTCCAGCAATAAATGGGGATACAGATACTCGTTATTTATATCCTCAACAATTACAAGTTATAAATGATTGTGGAGGTAATATTGAATGGCTAAGTTTATCATCTATTGAAGAATATGAAGAATATACAGATAATCCTTCATTATTCACTTTTGTAAGATTACCTAATGGATATTCATTACAAGACGACTTTACAAGTTTTGGTAGGTGTTATAAATTTATTATTAAATTATATAGTGGTACAGCTACATCAGATTTAACATTAGAATTTATAAATTATCGTAATAGCTTAAAATAAGAGTTCCTTAATATAGTGCTCTTGTTTGATATATAGCACCAAGATGTAGGTCACTAAAACTTACCCGACAAGGTACTTTACTACTCACCAAAAAGCTATTGGGTAAAACTAATGGCTTTTTTTATTTTTGAAAATAAAAATACTAATAATTAAAATTGTATTGAAACGAGGATTATAAAATGAAAAGATATGAATTTAAAAAGCCTACTGATTTAAGCATACTTGAAGAATCAAGATTAAAAGAAGCTAGTTTTATGGTTAACAATATTGCTTCAGCAGAAAATAGTCTGATAGGAGTAATAGGAATTATAAATAAAATTAAAAGACAACCAACGGCGGCTGCTAATATCCTAGGTCAAGCTCTGATTACTGGTATTGATTCTATGGACCCAGATATAGAAGATGACAGATTAAAAACAGCTAGAAAACAACTTGTAATTAAAACTTTAATAAAATATCTTATTTCTTACAGAAAATCCCTATAATAGGTAAAAATAATATGTTTAGTTTAATATGGAATTATGCAAAATCAAATGCAATAACTATTCTATCTAAAGTCAATATAAAAAATATTGCTAAAGGAGTTGAAACAGTGATTGACAAATCAGCTAAAAAAATAAATGAAACTAAGACGGTAGAGTTTGATGGTAAAAAAGTTAAAGAGCCTAACTGGCAACGTAAATTTCCTTTTACATTTTTCTTTGGAGGTGGTAAGTTTCAGCCTCTTTATTTTTGGATTTTTTCTTTTTGCACTCTTGCTTTGGCTATGTTATTTGTTAAAATTTATGCTGCATGGAAAGCAATAAAAACCGGTACATATGATTCTGAAATGATTAGTACTGCTGATCTCGGAGTAGTTCTTGGTTTTATTTCTTCCCTAATTCTTTTATATAATAATGGCAAAAAAAATAAGGTTAATAAAGAGGAAGAGGCTTCATAATGGATATATTTAAAGTTAATAATATCTTAGATTTATTAAATATTCTTTTTGTATCAATAAATATATTTAGTGCTCTATACATAAAGTATTTGATTTATAAATCCAATAAGCTATATAAATTTTGTATAATTAACGTAAGAGAGCGTAAAATTATTGATATTATTTTAGCAATTGAAATGTTGTTTTTTGCTGCTATTTATGTGTTTCTTCAGTCTAATAGAAATGAACAATTTGGGGGTATTACTGATCCAAGTTTGCTTTTATACACAGTAGCTGAATTAGTAAAAGGATTAAGCTTTATGTTATATTTATTTTTAAATATTATTGAAATTAAAAAAGGATTGAAGAAATTATTTGAAAGAAAGGGAATAATACATGGATGTGACTGCTAAAGAACTTGGGGAGTTTATTGCGTATGGGACGGCAGTTTCATATGCATTTTTTAAGATTTTTCAAAATGTTTTCAGCTTTTTAAAAGGTATTTTTAAAAAAGATAAAGATAAGTCTGGCGTCACTGTCAATATAAATAGTCAAAATGCTCCTAAAGAATTTGAAAAGGATGATTACAGATATTTTTTATATTTTTTACTTGAGCAAGGTAAAATACTAAGAGCAATGCACGATTTAAAATCTGATATATTAAAAGAACAAATGGATTACCTCAGCAGACATGTTCAAGATATAAAAGTCAATATGACAGGACTGATGATGAAACATTTATATGATCTATTAGATAAAGAAATTATATCAGAAATAAAATATGAAACATATCTTATGAATTTTGAAAATTTTCTAGAAATATTAGAGTATCAAACTACAGAAACTTTCAGAAAAATGTGCAAAGATAATCACTTTTCAGATTATACTCAATCTGAGTATAGAGATGTTATTACAAGAAATGTATCAATTATTGAGGGGGAAATTAATGAATTGATTCGTAAAAGATACCCTCAGCGAGATTTAATAAGAGAGATACAAAATCTAAATCAAATAAAAATAATGATTCGTATCAGTCTAAAAGATTGTTTAGAACACGCAAGAGACGTTTCTATAGAGAAGAGCGGGAAGGTTAATGAAGCTAAAAAATGTTTTGAAAAAAGAATTGAGGAAGCTATAGGAATCCCTTATAGTTTAGAGTTATAATGTTTAAATTCAAAGTTAAACCTAAGGTTAAGTTATCGAAACTAATTAAAGATAAAGAATTAGAATTAGAATCTTTAGATACTGAAGTTAAATATGAAACGCAACTAGATGAAGATGTAACATTTAAAGCCAGTATTAAGGCAGATTTAAACCCTCAAGTTGATTTAGGCATGAACAATATTAAAGAAGCTGAATTTAGTTTCACTAAAAAGTTTTAACTAATATAATATAACTATATATCGCAGGTAGATTACATGAAGTATAACGAATCATTTTTTGATTTAACAAATTCAATAGATAGACAAACATTTATTTCTGATAAAGAAAAAATTATAGACTATTTTCATCTTTATTGGTTATCTTTCCTTATATTTAAAAAACACTTTCCGAATTCACCTAAACTCTCAAAGTTTATGAAGACAATGTCTAAAACACAAATAAAAAATATAGATGATGGGAACGATCTTGCATCAATAACTAAATATGCTAATGACTTAGGGTTACTAAGTGGTACCTCAGTTAATGCTTTAACCAAATTTCTTTTTCTGATGAAGACCTCAAAAGATTTACAAATAGATGAAAGTTTAGTTCGTAAATGGTTTGTGTCCTCCTCAAATATACACCTTCCTGAAAATACATTTTTAAAACAAGCTAGAAAAGATTTTGTAGCTGGTGCTACATTACTTGATATCTACCCATTGGTTTTAAAATATTTTAAAGCTAAGAAATCAGAATTACAAATAACACAAATATATCATTTTCTAACTTATAGTGCTTTTACTGTAAATATTCTACAAGCAAAAGGAGTTATAGCAAATACACCATCTCCTGCAGTAGTATCTCAAGTGGCTACAGACGCTCGCACTGATAGTGTTGTACCTGTGCAAACTACTACTCAATCAGTCGTCTCAAATAAAATCGATATAAGTAAAATAGAAGCTTATATCGATGAGATAAAAATAAAGGGCATGAAGGAAGATAAAGAATTATTAGATGATAGAAATTATGTTATATCTACTGTTTTATATTCTGGTTCAGAGGGTTGGTTAGGGAGACTCGATCCCAATTTATCTCTTGAGAATATTAATGCATTAAAACCTTACATTTTTGATGAATACTTAGAGTTAATAAAGCTTCCACTAAAATCTTTAGAATCCAGAATAAATTTACAGGCGTTTCTAAATTTCATGTTCGCTTTTTTAATAAAGAGTAAAGAGCTTGCGACCATTGATAAAAAGATTTCCTTATTCAAGCCTATTATAAAAAATGAAAAATTTTATTTAAAACTGGATGTAGAAGATTTCAATTATCTCTTTACAACTCAGTCTACGTGCGGTGATCTCATTTTTAATTTTCTAGTTAAAGAAAAAGAAGTTTTAATTGCTTTACTTGAAGCCGGAAGTTCCCTCACAGATAACACAACTTTAATTGTTAAAAATTATGGAAGTGAAACTCCTGATGATTTTATTGAAAAATTGGATGCTCGTTTCAAAATGTTTTCTACATCAAAATCTAGTATTCTAATAAATAAGTTGATTGATAAATATGATAGTATAGAAATAGTTGCTTTGTTACAGACAGTAATAAAAAAGAAGCAACGTTATTCACCACGATATTCAAAATCTACCCGCAGATTAAACTTAGATTTAATATTCTATATATTATTTCAATATTATGAAAATAAGAAAATTTCTTTTGGGGACGTAGTACGCCTTATTGTAACGGAAGGAGCGTATAAGGATCGTGTTACTGCTTATATTAGATGGAAATACAAAGAATTATTTGATATATCTAAATTATCTGATGAGGAAATTATTCAGTCCTATTTAGATTTAGGGGATAAAGATTTAAATGAAGTTCACAAGGAATTAGTTTCTATCAAAAGAGAACATCTATTTCTACCTTATATACTTCAGGATAGTTATGCTTATAGAATACTATCATATCCTTTCGAGGAATCGTCGAGGTATAACTTTGGAATAGATGCATTCAAAGCGAATAAGAATTATAAAGAGTTAATAAGAACTTATGTTACTAATGCAAAAAACTTAAAAGACTTAGAATATATGCTCAAACAATCTGAGGATAAAGACTTCTTCTCATTTCTATTAGATTGTTTTCCAGATGAAAACAGTAAAATAAAATTTTTTACATCTCTTGTAGAAATAAATTTGTCCCTAACGTCTATGTATCTCTATAAGATATACTTCAATCTCCCCACCAAACAAATATTTGATATATGGGTAGATATAAATAATGGTAGAATTGGTTCGAAACGACTAACTACTTCTTATATTTCATCGGTTCGTAATAAAGAAGATGATCTATATAAAAAAGAATTCTATACTTTATTATTCGACTATATGTGTCTAAACAACTTTACCAGTTTTGATTCAGACTATGCGGTTCAGGGAAATATTAAGAATTATGTAATGGAGAACAATGAGTCCCTTAAAAAATTAAGGCTTGAATGGTTACAGAAGTATAAAGATAGTACCAACCCAGATATACGTAACTCTACTAAAATAACATGGATTTTTAATGAAAAATATCTGGAAGTAAATAAAGACACCCTCTGGGATAGTTTTGGTATAGGGGTATTCAGTTATTTCAAAGCATCTTTTACTCTTACTATTTTTCTAAAATACTTATTAGATGAAAAAAAGTATTCTGATGTAATAGATAATATAGATTTCTTTTTTAGAAACTTCGCCACAATTAAAATATTCCAACTTTTATTTTTTGAATACCCTGATTTTTTTAATAGTTATTTCGATATAATACTTGATTCTATAGAAAAAAATTCAAAGCGTGAGATAACTAATATACTTGATGATACATTAGAAGAAATAATTAAGAGTGATAAAAAAGAACTAATTCCTACGTTACTAAAGATATTGAATAAGGATGTATGGTTGAAGAGTTTAATTGCTGAGATCACGGATGCTAAATTGTATCTAGAATCTATTTCACTAAGTTTTCTGGCACTACTCGAAAAATATCAAATAAAGGAAATAGACTCACTACTTTTACGTATACAAGAAGAAGATGAGAAAGTATTTAAAAAAATGGTATACATAATGAAAAGATCTTTTTTATCGGAGAGTGTCTATTCTGATTTACTCTTTTCAGAAAATAATCCTCTTCCTCTTGAGGATATAGCTTTTACAAGACAGAATATTAAAAATTTTCTAAAAGTAAATGATGAAAATTTACAATTGAGACTACCTAGTAAACAATTGAAAAAAGGTGAATCATTTCTAGTATACATAAATAATCTTAAGGAGATATCTAAAGATGTCGTTAAAACGATTCAAGCTTCTCTCCCTGATCCAAAAGTTGTTGAAGTACCTAAAACAGAACAAGAATTAAAGGATACATCGTTTGAAATAAATTTAAAATACAATACTCAGAAACATGGTAATGTAGGACTTAAGATTATTAAAGAATGGGATTATGTAACATCTCAAGAGCAATTAGATGCTATTCAAGAATTTCTAGGAGCTAGACCAGAATCAGAAGTAGCTGTTCCTGCTTTCCATAGCTGTGGTACCTTGGCGGCTAACATGATATTAAGATATTGGTTTTCACTAAGTAGTAAAGTAGAGAAGGTCGCTAAAGGGTTAGGAGCTGGTATTTATTTTGCTCCTGTTATAGAAAAATCTCTACAATATCTAGGAGACACAGGAATGAGTAGGTCACACGGAACAAGAGGATATGTATTAGACTGTACTCTATATCTAGGTAACCATGCTGGTAGGGGGGATGATGGAGATTATAGAGATGCAGCAGGAACTGGTTGGGTGAGTGCAGAATATGTGATAAGAGATCCATGGAAGCAATGTAAAATAAACAAAGTATATTACGCAGAAATAGCACCAATAAGAGAATTTAAAAATGAATTAAAAGCTCGAGGATACGATGAAGACCATATAACTGGAGTTGATAGGTTTTTAACATCAAAAGAAAAAGGAACTAAATATGACAAATAATGATTTTATATGGGATGTTATAACATACACATTTCAAGAGGAAGAACTTATACCTTTAGGTAAAAGTAAAGAAGGTGAAAATCTATACGGTGATCTAGATCTACTTACAATTCTTATAAACTCAGGAGGACACGGTGATCTTATTGCTGTAAGTGAAACGCAACAAGGTTTATCAATCTATATCAGAAATACCATTGGATTGAATGATAATATTTCTATTCTAGATACAAAAGAATGGCAGAGAGACGATCCTGCTGGACAATATTCTCAATTTAAAACATTATTTGTAAATGTTTTAATGAGTGATGTTTGATATTTCTAGAAATAAATTATACTAATAATATATGGTGATTATGCAAAGATATATTTCACATTTTAAAGAAGATTTTAATTTAGATAATTTAATTGAACAATATAAATTAAAGGAATCTGGAAATAATATTGCAGCAACTTCAATGGAGTCTTTTTATAATATGGTTAACATGTATAAAGAACTAGAAAGAACTCATGAAAGTAAAAATAAAAGAAAGTTACTTAAAACACTCAAAAGATTGCTCACTGATTTTGTTACAATGGATTCATTATTAGCAAAAGAGTTTAACTATAAAGGAATAGCAGGTACACACTACAGATGAAAAGATATAAACCATTTAAAGAAGACGAAATTGAAGGCGGATTAGCAGATAACCTTGATTGTCAACAAATAGCAGATAAACACAATGTATCTATAGACGATATAATGTCTCAATTAGATAAAGGGGTCAAAGTAGAAATGGAGCATACAGATGATGAAGAATTAGCAAAAGAAATAGCTAAAGATCATCTTACTGAATATCCTTATTATTACGACGAATTAGACAAAATGGAAAAGAAATTTGAAAATAAAAGAGGAATAAAACGAATGAAAAGATACGAACCAAAATTCAAAGTAAAAGAAGCAGATGATAATGAAGCTAAAACATTAGAAGCAGTAAAAGCACTTATAGATATGAAAGATATAAGTAATGAAGATGAACAAGGTAAATTTATTGAGCTATTAAAAGGAATAGTATTTGCAGACAACAAACATGGTGACGAATTCCTTTCTAAGATTAATGATTTTACATCTGGATTAAAGATAGAAGATTTTAAGGAGAGCTGTAAAAAGAAACCTAAGAAGAAGGATATGAAAGAAGCGCATGTAACAATTATGAGTTTAAATGATGGAGCGCAGGCTATATCGCAAGTTATTCAGCAGATTGTAGATTCTTATACAGATTTGGATAATATAAAATTTATAAAAGCTCTTGGATTTGGAATAACAACCGGTATTCAAGAATGTCTAAATGGACCAGATTATGAAGATTTAGATCTACAACAAAAAGATAAATTAAAAAATAAAATATATACTCTTTTATTTAGAGATATTAAATCAAGGTTCTAAATATCTATGAACAAATATATGAGATTATCAGATGATATAGATAATGATGGTATTAGTGAAGAAGATAAGCTAAAAGCAGAACAAGCTAAAGCTGATGAAATTGAAGCTAATGACCTGATAGAGCAACTTCAAACTCAAACATTTAGAAATAGAGAAATGAGAATTGAATTTGCTAAAATCATTCTACAACTTGCATCTAACAATAATCCAAGAGCAAAGAAACTGGTATATAAAATGTCAGAGTTTGCTAAGTACTGGGAAAATGATGAAATGATAGATGAAGAAGAATGGAGAAAACTAAATAACACTCAAGATATGATTGAGAGTGTTCAGATTAAAAAATATAAAAGTAAATTTAGTTACTAATAGTATATTGAGGTTGTTATAAATATGAAAAGATACAGGAGATATGAAGAATCAGTGTTTAAATTTAAACTTTCTGATTTCGGTATTAAAGATTTAGTTGAATTAACACATTTTATTGATGATTTAAAAAAAATAATATAAAATGGGATCAGTTAAAACCAGGCACATTTTTATTTTCTAATGAAAATGATTTTAATAAAGCAAAAGATTTGCTAAAATAAGAGGTAATTAAAATGAAAAGATATAAAAGAAAATTTGAAGAAGCCTTTCCTCCTAATAATGTTTCTTGGAATGTATATGTAATATTTTCTAAACTTCCTAATTTACTAAAAGATTTAACTTCTGAAATAGGTAATATGTCTTCAGTATTTTTTGAAAGTGATGCCAAAGGTGCTAGAGGAAAAGCTACTATGGAAGAAGATTATAAAGGGAAACTAATTGTATTTAACTCTGCTAAAAATAAATATTTAGAAGTTTTAATAGATACTAAAAATCCCTCAAGTACTAAATGGATCAGGTCAGTATCAGGAGATTCATTAAAAAATATAGCATTAGAGTTAAACACAAAATAAAGGGTAATTTAAATGAATAAAAAGATTTCATTAGAAGAAAGAGCAAAACAAAAAGGAAAGACACTTCTTATTGAAAGTATTTCTTATTTGCCTAATATAGAAGATGTTAAAGTAGAAACTAAACTTATTGAAGCTATAACTGGTAAGCAACATGAATGTAGAGGTGTTCTTAAAAATGTTCCTGTTACTAGATTTACCGAGAATGCTAATGGAAGAATTTATCCTAAAGAGTTATGGGCTGAAGTAGAAAAAAGAAAAACTTTTGAGGGAGCGGATTGTCTAGCAGATCACGCTGCTGAGGGAGATGGTAGCGTTCTTGATACGGTGGGTATTTGGAAAAACTTCAAAGTCGGTGAAGATATCGCCACCGCTGATTTATATTGTATAGGTGCTGCTGGAAATCTTTTGTTAGAGAAAGCCAGAGCCGGTGGAAAAGTTGGTTTCTCAACTGTAGCTTTCGGTACATTGAGTGAATCCGATAACAAAACTGTTATGACAGAAGATTTCGAGTTTGAAAATTGCGACTGGGTCCGCAAGCCAAGTCAGAATGTATTTGCTACACAAGAAAATCTAGAAGAATCTATTAAAGAAAGTGTAGAAATAAAAAAAGAAAATAAAATTATAGAAAATAATTTTACTAATAATTATAAAGAAGAAAAAACGGTAGAGGTAAAACAGATGGATAAATTTTCAGAATCAACATTTAAAAATCTTATACGTGCTACCATTAAGGAAGCGAATGCTAATGAAAACTACGTTGAGGCTATAGAAGAGCTTAAAGAAGTTTCTAAGACAATTCCTTCTGAAATGGTTGAACAAATTGCACAAGTAGACACAGCAATTACACAGATTCAAAGTAAACTACATGAGCAAAAAGAACAAGCACAAAAAGAGCTAAAGGAATCAAAAGAAACTCTTGAAAGCATGACTAAAAAGTATGAAGCCTCATGTAATACTATAAAAGTTTTAAAAGAGAATCTAGAAAAAGCTTCAAAAATTGTTGAAAAAGTAAATGATAAAGATACTGTAAAAACAATTAAACTTATGTCAGAAGACCTTGATCAATTTGAATCTGATAGAAAGCTAATGGAATCAGACATTAAAAAATTTATTGAATCTATTGAAGCTCTTAAAGAAGATGTTAAGCTTATGTCTGAAGATATTAAATGTTTTGAAGAAGACACAATACTTAGAGATAAAGATATTGCAAGGTTCAAAGAAGAACGAGGTAAAATGAAAAATAAAAATAGTAAACTCTCAAAACAACTTAAAGTAGCAGAACGCCATATTAAAAGACTTGAGAAAACCTTGAAAGAAGAATTTGATTATGAATTTGATGATGAAATTGTAGATGACGAGTTTGTAGATGACACTATGATTATAGATGATGAGTTTGTAGACGAATCTGATATTGATGATGTATTTGCGGATGAAGATGACTTCTACATGGAATCAGAAGATGAAGACGAAGAAGATGAAATGGAAGAAGATTCCGATGACGCTGATGAAATTTCAGATGGTGCTCTTGAAGAATCTGACGATGAAGATGAAGACGAAGAAGATGAAGACGAATTAGAAGAGTCTGATGACGATGATGAAGACGAAGAAGATGAAGAACTTGAAGAAGAAGAAGACGACGAAGAAGAGTCTGACGACGACAAAATGGCTGCTGTAAGAGATGCTAAAAAAGAAGCTCTTAGACGTAAGAAAAGACTTCAGGTTAAAAAATTAGAAGCTAAAAAAGCATCTAAGAAAAAATCAGTTAAAGAGTCTAAAGCACCAGTAAAGGAAGTTGTTGAATATTACAAAGCAATTTCTAAAACTAAACCAGCTATTAGAGATATTAAAGAAGCAGTTCTTAAATCAAGATCACTTCTAGAAGCTGTTAAGAAAGTATCTATGTTTGAGCATAAGTTTGGTAATGATGTTCACAAACTAAAAGAATCAGCTCAGAGTAATAAACAAGAGTTTACAAAATATAAGTTCACTGTTTAATTAGCTTAGTAAATCTCCTCTAGAAATGGAGGGGGTTTTAAAAAGTATTCTTACTAATAATAAATGTAAGAATATTTTTTAAAATTATTTTTACTAATAATAAAATGAAACAAATAGGAAAGTATAGAGACTTGATTCATAAAGTAAGAAAGTGAGCTACAAGAAGCCAACCAAATTATCCATTAGGGTTTGAAAAAATAGACATTATTATATAGACTTAAAAAACTTTATAAAGATTTTTCAGTATAGATTCAAAAAATTAAATTTACAAAAAGGTGTAAATACAATATGAAACACGGAAGACAAAAAATGAGCGAGTCTCAAATGAAAGAGATAGTTCAACAAGAATGGGCATCTAAATCTAGAATCGGAGAAGCATGTGTAGCAAAATGGTCTAAGATGGATTTAGTTGGAAAAGAAATGCTTGAAAAATACGCTGAGAATCCTGCTAAGATTCGTAAAGCAGCTATTATGCTTGAAAATCAAGAAAAAGTTCTAAAACAGATTATGAAAGAGAATCTTTATTCTACTACTTTTGGAACATCTGTAAAACCTGAGCATATGCTTAAAGCAATATTCCTTGGAGCTGCTAACTCAAAGAGGGGAGATATATTCACAGAATATCCACTTACTTCTACTGATGACGCATTATTCTACATTCAATCAGTTTATGAGAGCACTGTTCGTGGAGCAACTGCAGGAGCTAGATCTTATGAGAGCATGTCTCCTTACTACTCTGGAGAACAATATTTTGGCTCAGTAGGAACAGGTAACGGAGCACTTACAGCATTCGTTTCTGCGCCTATGGCTTATCTACCACTTATTCCTTTTAAGACTGTAATCACTTTAGGTGGAGCTCAAATAGCTGTTGATAATGGTTCTGGAGTTCTTGTAGGTTCACTTCTTAATCCAGCACTTACTAACACAGTTAACTATGCTACAGGTGTTATTACTCTTAATTTTCTTGTAGCACCTGCTAATTTAGCTCCTATTACTTGTGTATACAATTGGAACTCAGAAGATGCAACTAACTATACCAATTATGGTACTATGAGCCTTGAACTTGTGAAAGCTAGATTCAACGCACGTCCTATGCCTCTTGGATATAGAATTTCAGATATGACTCAGATTATGTTTGAGACAACTGGTCTTGGAGATGCTAAAGACTATATGGCACAAGCAGTTGGTCAAGAACATGCAAGAGCAAAAGATTATAGAGCGATTGCACAAGCAAGACGTGTAGCACTTGGAAACGCAGTAGCAACATTTGATACAGACTTCGCAGCAGCTGGTGAAATCAGTTATAAGTCACACGCTCAAAGAGTACTTACAGAGATTGAAAGAGTTGGAGCAGTTATATATGACGATCTAAAGAGAGGTGGTATTACTGATATCGTTGCAGGAGCAAAAGCAACCGCATATCTTAAAAATCATGATCTTTGGAAAGACGTTTCAGGAGATGCTAAGAATGGAGTTTATCAAGCTGGTACACTTTCAGACATGAAAGTATTTACTTGTCCAGCAGATGCAGCTCTTGTAGCAACTAACGAAATGCTTCTTGTATATAAGAACCCACAAGAGTCCATGGATGTAAGTATATTATTCGGAACTCTTGCAGAAATCGACGCTAGTTTAAGATATCCAAATTTTGTAACTGAGGGAAATTCCTGTGTAATTGAGGACAGCCGTGTCGTGAACGGAAAATTCATTCGGTTAATGCAACTACAGTCTCTTTAATATTTAAGTAGATTAAATTTAAAAGCCCTATAAAATTTTATAGGGCTTTTTATTTTGTATTTGTTTTGTTAAACAGTCATAATTTAACCTTGTTTTATACTCTGGGTTTTCAATTAATTTTGTAATATCGTCAAACATAATAATAAAATTATTATCATAATAACTTTCAGGTATTCTAAATAAATATAAATCAGGTTTTTTAATAAATATTTCTTTTTCCCTGAGTAAATCTGCTTCAATTTGTTTAGGAGAATTATGCCCATACTCATCAAATTCTATAGCAATTCTAATTTCGTTACTATTTTTAAAATAGAAGTCGAAAAATCTATATTTATTTTTTGATAGTCTAAGGTCACCGATATAGACACCCCTCTCCCTCTTTACATATTTTCTATTATCTCTATCATAAATACAAAACTCAAATTTATATTTATAGTTAAAATACTTATCAATTTCTATAAAGAGTGATGTGGCTTTATGCGAAATAGAATATATCCTACAATGACGTGACTTATTTTTTATATATGTTTTTTCCTTCTTAATCTCCTTCAATTTTTTATCTTCTATGGATAAATTTCTATTATGCTCATGCATACTATTTAAAGCTATCGGATTATAAGTTACTCCAAACTCTTTCATACACCAAGCTTGATACTTTTTTAAAGTCTCAGCTTTTTCTTCATCGGTTCGATTAGCATGCCCCTCGGAAACTTGTGAAAGATATTTTTAAAAGTTCTGTCTCCCAATCTATATCAAGAAATATTTTTTCATATTGATCTTGTCTACCATTACAATTTTCTTTATATATAAAATCAAGAAATTTTATTGCTTCTGGAATTGTTCTCCCGTTTAAGTCATCAATAATATTTTCTATTAAAATTTCTCTTGTAGTTGGTCTTTCTTTCTCCGTTGTCATAATTAACACTCCTTATTTAAATTTCTATCTAAAAAACTGGCTATTCCTTCATTTCTTTTATATTCATCTAACATTTGTCTTACTGCTTCTAATCGGACGTGATCTTCTTTTTTCTGTTCTTGTTTAACTAAAGAACACTTAGCATCTGAACATAATAAGTTAAAACTATTTACGCATATATGATAATGTATACACTTCATTTCTCGTTAAACTCCTTTAGTTTCATATTAAAGTAATCTTCAAAGGTCATTTCAAGTCTTGCATAATGTTCAAGACCATCTGAAGCAATAATAATATCAGTCAGATATTTTTCTTTGAGCAGCTTAACTATTAAATAATCTTTTTTATTTTGGCTCATATCAAATAATGTTATCATTTTAATTTTCTCCTTATTTAAATCTTACTCATATATAATATAAATAAGATTTAGATTTTTTAAAACTTTTTATTCAGTAATAATAGCGAATCTTGGAAGAAATGCGTATAAAAAATCTACAGTTCTTCTATCAAGATTGTTGTGTATACCTATAACATCGTGAAAGAAATTAAAATTATCAGCTTCAAATAACCTCTGTAGATCCAATCTTACGATGTTACAATGTACTAACTCAATGTCCATAGACAGAGAAACAAAGTCAGTTTTCTCAGCCAACATTTTATTTTCAAGTGCCCTATCTACTATCTGAGTAATCCAATCTGAATCTTCTTTTGTAGCGTTAAATCTTAACATTTGTTTTCTCCTTACTTAATTTCTAAAACTCCTTATATCTGACTTATAATATAAACTATAAGTCAGTTACAAATAGTCTTATACTGTAAACTCATATCCTATTGAGTTATTAAATTCAACATATCTCTTTTGAAGCTTAACAATCCAGTAAGACAAATTTGCCATACGTTTTTCTCCGAGTTCTACTACTATATCGCTTTTCTTCATACCATCTGCTAATAGTTGAAATAATCTTTTTTCTTTTTCTGGTAGAGTTTCTTCAAACTTGTCTCTATACATATTAAATATGATACTCCCTTCTGGAGATTCTGTTTGTCCTTGTTCAATTTTATTCAAACCCTCTTCCTGTTGTGTTACATATTCTTCTGTAATAGAATCTTTACCTTTTATATATTTTCTATACTCTGCAATAAAATGACTTGAGAGATAATTGCTAAAAGTACTTCCAAATGAATAACGTTCAAGATCATTTACTTTATTTAAGTCAACATAGTCTAGAGCCTGTATCATCTGGAAGTAACAATCCTGCATATTATCTTCCATTGGTTGTAAGTAACTATACTTAGAAGAATATTTTTTACAAAGTGGGGTATACTTTTTGTATAAGTGAGTTTCAATATCTTGCTTAGTTCTCCAATGTGAATTATTCTTATAAATCTCAATTACTTCTACATCTGTTTTTGCGGAGTAAATAGAATTGACTTTTTTCATTTTTTATTTTTCCTTTTATTTAATTTAACTACTTATTACAAATATAATAATTTATATACCAAAAATGTCTACTACTTTTTTGATAAAATTTCAAAAAGTTACAAAAAAGAAAACAGCTAAAAATGTAGTATTCCTAGCTGTCTATACTTTTACTTATGAATTCTAAACTGTTCTTTCAGTTCCCTGTATACCTTTGAATATTGGGAAACGCAATGAGTATAATCCTTCCTTGTTTTTTGTCTCCTCAAAATATTTTACTGTTATTATCATATCCTTTATTAACTCTGGATTCTCATAGTATTCTCTTCTCTGATCAAATGTAAATCCACTTCCTACTGATACTCTATTTCCTTTATGCTCAATAATAACATTACTTAGAGTTTCAATAGTTTCTTCAAGACCAGTTTGTTTGTTTATTTGTCTGAATGGGCCAAACTCAACATCTATTACTTTGTATTCGGCATCCTCCATCTTTTTCACCTTGAGCAAGTCGTTTGATCGTTTGCCTTTATAAATTGTATTCTTTCTTACTATGAGTCCTTCCCAATTATTGTCTTCTGCCTCTTTCGAAAGTTCTAGAAATTGTTCCATTGATTCTATCTTAGTTTGTTTCAGCATTTCAATAGCAGCACCTTTATAACGTCCTAGAGTCTTCCTTAGGTATTCTTGTCTCTCAGTAAATATAGTACGACTCTCTTCTTTAAAGAAGTCATCATACTTAATCTGATCAAATACTAGATATTTAGGATTGGGAATATCAAAGTCTTTTTTACGAATTAGTTTCATTATACTCTGAAAGTCTTCCACGCCCTTATCATCTACTATACAAATTTCTCCATCAAGAACAACATTTTTAAGATTCATCGTCTGAATTTCTTTTCTCAGAACTCCGAGAGTTTCAAATTCATTCCCCTGTCTGCTATAAAACTTTATATCGCCTGTGTTATCAATTACACATAGACATCTACAACCATCTATTTTCTTAGCAGAGTAATAATCCTCTTTTATAAGATCAACTTTGTTTTTAACGTCTTGGTAGCTATTAGCCAGCGCGACATTAAAGGTAGGGATTAGTCCAGGATAGACATCATTGATAATTTTATCTCCAATTCGGCATTCAAGATCTTTATCAAGGATCTTATAAATGGTATCTTCATATTGAGGATTCAAACTTATAAAACCATTTACAACAGCAATAGCATCGTGCCCAGTTACTCTTCTAGTTCTTAGATCCTCAAGTACGTCGAATATAGTTCCTATTTTTTTATTTATGAGAGTTTTATTCTTTTTACAATTATCACTTGATACATTATACATTTTAAAAGGATTGTAAACAACTTCTAACATTTCTTTCATATCCGGATACCGTCGGAGTACTTCCTTTTTATCTACACTGCTGTTTGTTTTGTTTATCTCTTCTATAAACTGTTTTGTTAATTCTAATATTTCCATTTATATTCTCCTTTATATTTTATTCAACTTCAATACAATATGCTATACCACTATCCCAAAGTTCCCCTTCATGATAAGTAACAGTGACATTTTCGTTCAGTTTAATTGTTTGAATTTCATTAGCACTATAACCTATTTCTTTTTGAACTAATTTCATTATATAAGAATGTAAATAGCTCTCTACAATAATTCTAATGTCCCCTGATTTAGTATGAAAATCTTTAAAGTTTTTCTTAATAGGGGGAAGAGTTACAATAATAGCATGATTATTTTTATCTCCCCTGTTCTGATTATCTCTTCTCCATTCGAGTATAACACATATACCAGTTGATTTAGACCATATACCATATGTAGTATCTTCATCTTTATAATTATCTACGATCTTTTTCATACCATTATTTATAACAGTAATGACTTGATCCTTATCTAAATTTATGAATCTAGTTTTATCAATTAGTCTCTCAATGGAGTGAGCAGTATCTATAATTTTTCTGCCTTTGTATCCTAGTATACTTGCTTCTTTGTACCGCTCATACTTTCTCATGTATTACTCCTTACTTTATTTGTCCATTAAGTGAGACTGAATCTCCTGCCATTTTACCAGCCATATAACCCTGTCTGTCACTTACAGATGCACTTGTTGATATTGTTCTTAAATTTGGATATTGTTGTTTTATAAAATTTCTAACCAACGCTTTCTCTTGAATTACAAGAGCAGTACACTGTGTGTCAAATTCATTTTGTTTTTTATTTCTTTCTCTTAAAATCTCATCAACCTTTTGGCTAATAGAATGAGCAAACCCAAGTTTAAAGGAAAGAGAGTTTAATCTCTTGTCTCTTTTTGAGGAAAGTCTATCAAGTGTAGAATTCAAATACTCATACATTGAAACACTTACTTCAATATTATGTCTCTTCCCTAAGGCTTTGATTGTCTTTTCTCCTCTAATTCTATTGTGAATTATTATTTCACAATTGTTTAATCTCATTACAGCTGATAGTAAATTAGTTTTGAAAGAAGCTAATTTCATCCCTGATAGAATATTATTTTCAATAATATTATTTAGATCAACTGATTCACTAACATCTGACATTTCTAGATTGTATTTCATTAAAAGTTTATTAGCGTTCTCCATAGCTAGCATTGCTTCATGCTCATTGGGGCTTTCTGAGAGAGCTAAAAGTTTTCTGATTTTATCAACAATTTTTTCCTTGTCTGTCATATTATTTCTCCTATAACTACTTTTTAATTAAATATAATTAAATATAACAGTACATTTAAGTCTAGTACTTTTTTGAATTGATTTCAAAAAAGTTACAGTTTAATTTTCACTCTTTTCCAAATAATACCCTTCTTTCATCGTACGATATTCTGCCTCAGTTACACTTACAGCTTTATTATCTGGTGTGCCCTGTAACTTTCTCTTATAGTGCCCCGATGTATTCATAAAATATGTTAAGCTATTTGTAGTAAATCTAGAATTCATTTTTTCTTGTAATGTGAGTTTCATTTATTCTTTCTCCTTATAGTTACTTTTAGTTCAATTCTACCAAATATTTTATTGTACACTGTTCAGATTTATAAATCATTTGTTCATTGTTTATGAGATCAGCCCCTCCTTGAGCAAATACAGAATCATACTCCCCTAATTCTTTTAACTTTTTAAAACTTAATTGATACATCCATGATTCATGTTTTTTTATTCTATATTCCCTTCCAGTATTAACTTCATATAATGCCATAAATCCCTGTTTAGAATTTCCTTTTGCCCAATAGCTTCCTGATAGACTTGTATAACCCAATGCTTTCTTACATTTATCCGCCATATAGATTGCATCACCAAACATTGATCCAGTATGCACTGCTCCAGTAGGTCTTATCAATAAACTCGTTTTCAATATGTTTAACCAGTTTTCATTTCTACTACCATGCCACATTAACTTAGTCCAGTGTTTAACTGATTCTTTTCTCTGCTTTTCAAATTTATCTCTTGATACTTTATGAGTAACTTCAAATAGATTTTTAAATTTACCTGATTCAGTTCCCATCATTTCTTTTACTTTATCAATTTCTGTTTTATCTGTTACTTTTGAAATTTTAACTCCAAGTATATCCTCTAAAGTTTTATCTGAATCTGTTGATGCCGAATTGATACTTACCTGTCCTTTCATTATGTCTATTGCATCCTGTTCTCTTTCAAGTATTGCTTTTCCTTTTGCCTTATCTCCAGTTCCGTTAAGAATAAAGTCTTGAACTTTTTTCATTTTTCTTGGTATAACTGTATAGAGTTCTGTAAGCTTATTATCAATTGAGGGATTAGATATTGTTTTCTTCTTTAGCATATCTGCTATTTCATTTAGAATCTCTTGAGCTTTATCTATTTGAGCCTCAGTAACCTGTTCTGCTGAAACTGTATAATTCTCTAATATAGAAGCTTTTGAGTAGCTCTGTAAATCAGAGAGTAATTTCATTATAGTAGAATCTGTTATGTCTTTAAGAGTAGTAGTTGTAATAGTAGATTTAAGACTTGTAATGTCTCTATATCCTTTTTTAATTTTCTCAGCATACTTCTTATCCCATTGTGACATTGGATAACTTACAGTAATTTCAGTAAGTCCAACTCTACCATATTTAACTATGAAGTTATTTCCATCTTCTGTCATTCTGTAGAACTTATTATTATTCTCTGCTGTACACATTATCAATTCAACTTGCTTTGCCATGGTGTTTCTCCTTATTTAAATAACTTATTTATTAAATACCTCAGACTGAATTTTTTAAATTCACGTTCACTCCATTCTGTATAGAAAGTACCTATTCTCAAATCATGCTTTATAGCATATCCTACGTCTGGTTCAGTAAACCAGACCACTGAACCTTCACTTCCTATTCCTAAATATGGATATTTTTTATTTTTCATTTGTGGTTTCTCCTAATTTAATTTTTTATTCTGCAGCCCAACCAAAAAAGTAAAAAGCTTTGATTCCTTTTTTTCCTGAGAAATCTCGTTTTTTCATTTCATTAAAAATTTTCCCAGTAATTTCAATGGCAATACAATGACCATATTTTTGTAGCGTATCGAGTTGTTTATCCTCCCATTCTTGAAAAGCTTTTGTTCCAAATTTAGGGGCAGTTGTTATAAGTTTAAATCCTCGTGTTGTACTAATTGTCCCATTATAACCATCTCGATGACCACTGTATTCAACCGCCTCTTTGCAAGCAGTATCATATGCTTCTCGTGCATCTTTAAATTTACCTATTGAGGTTGTACCAAAATTACAAGCTCCCATAATTATTTCTCCTTCCTTAATTTAAATATATAATAATATATACATTAAAAAAATCAATAACTTTTTTGAATTGTATTGAAAAAAGTTACTATCTATAGAAAACGATAAATTCTCCAAATTCTTTATCAATAACTGATAGTAAATTGTTATAATCTGAAGACTTCATATCAGCTAATAACTTTTGAATTTGATCTGTACTATAACCTAGGTCTTTAGCCAATTTCTGAGCTACTGCCATAATGTAAAAAGCATTTCCCTGAGGGCCTGTCAAGTCTATAACTATTTTTCCTAAATCATCTTTGTCCCTGATTGCCATCGTATTTCTCCTTTGTTAATTTTATAGTTCTATCATCTCAAAATTATAGCTTATCTCTCCTGACTGTATATATAGATCAAATCCACATATATCCATTTCTTTCTGAGTCTCCTCTGTAAATCCATATCTATAGTAACCATTATTTACTCTGTCTAATGCTTTCTCTTTTGATTCTTCGAAGTAGAGTTGTTCGAGAAATAATTCTTTATCTCCTTTAGTGAAAAATTCCATTTCATTATTAGAAAATGAAGTAGCACTATAACCATTAAATTGTTTTGTAACTCTATCCTTTCTCCATTCTACTTGTATACCAAATCCATATTTCTTAGAGACAAAAATATATCTATCTTCAACATTTTCTTTGTTATTGTTTACAATCCAGTTTATTCCTTTTTTAAGAAGTTTCATATAAAGGAATATATCCTTACCAACTCTCTCTTTATATCTAGATACTGAGTGTTCAGTATCATAGACATTATAACCTTGATAATCGTGTAAAATTTCTTTAAAGTATTCTTCGAATTTATGTGGTTCATATCGTTTCATTTGTTGACCTCTTTCTATTATTAGTTACAAAACTTCTTATTTTCTATAATATATATTAGACATATGACCTATAGGAGTATAATTCTCTTCTATATAATCAATAAGGTCATTATAAGCTTCATATTCTCCAGCATTATTATATTCTATAAGTTTATCATTCATACTATTAAGTATTTTATATTCTTTACATTCAATAATAACTTTTACTAGTTTATCTTTTTTAATACTAACTCTAGCTAATTTAGGGTCCATTTTCATTTCCCCCTTAATCATTAAATAGTGTGCATCGAATATTGTCATCTGACAGATATTCCCAAGATTCAATATCAACCCCATCGAAAGGATCAAGAATTCTTTTATAGAAAGAAAAATATTTTGATATGCCTGTTCTTTCAGACTTAATATAGAATCCTTGTTTAAGATTCATATAGTCTAATAACTCTTCAGGCAAGTCTGATAACTCAGTAACAAAGGTTCTTGTCTTACTTACCCAAGTAAAGAAATCACTTGATATAGTTACTACTACTAAAGGACCTTCTGTTTGTATTGTGTATTCTGCCATCTGTTTTTCTCCTTACTTACTTACTTATTTTTAATTAAATATAATACTAATATAAAACATATACAGAAAATGTGCAACATTTTTTTTGTTTATTTTGAAAAAAGTTGAAATTTTTTCTATATACATTTAATAAGAAACTATATATTTTAATTTTAATATAAAATGAGGACAAATGTCTAATTATCAAAAAGTGAAAGAGTCAATTTCAGATAGAACAAATGAGTTATATAATGAACTATCTAAAGAAGAAAAAGAACAAGTATATCAATTATTTTTTGATGAAGATACTAGACAAGAGCTAAAGAACAAACTCGAAAATATTGTCTTCTATAAAAAGCCGCCAACTATTGAAGAATTCCTGGACCCAGAAAACAGATGGCTACCATATACAGTTATACAAGGAATATTTCCGCACATTAAAAAAGAACTTATAGAAATATTAGACCCCTCTAAAGTAACTACAAAAGTAGTGGAGTACGGGGCTACTCGACTTGGTAAAACTTTCATGGCAAGATTAATGATTATGTACACGATAGTATATATCCATCATCTTCGAGAACCTGCCATGTACTATGGGCTAAGCTCACTTACTCGTCTTTGTATTTATTTCATTTCATTTAAGTTTGATAAAACTCGACAGCTTTACCTTGAACCTATGTTTGAGATAATGAGACAATCAGAAAGATTCCAACAAGTAAAGTTCGAAGAACAAGTAAGACAAAAACAAGCTAAATTAGGAAGAGACGTTATTGTATGGAGTAAGGCAGCAACCACTGGTGAAATTACTTTAGCTTCTGGACTTCAGCTTCAGCTAGGTAATAGTGATGCCATTTCAGCAATTGGATCTGACTTACTTCAATGTTATATTTCAGAGATTGGTTTTTTTATTGAGCAAGCAGGAACTACTGAAGAAAAGATATTCGAACTTTATACAAATATTAGCACAAGGATATATTCTACAGTAAGAGAAAACTTTTTAGCTTTTGTATATCTTGACACTTCAGCTAATAATGCTGAATCAATGATTGAAAAACATATTATAAATGATTTACAATTTGATGAAAAAACTCACTTTAAATGGCAGTCACAGTGGGATGCAAGACCAGATTTATTTCCTATATGGCGAGAGACAGGAGAAACATTTAAAGTAGTAGTGGGTAATGGAACAATCAATCCATGTATAGTTACTGAAGACTCTCAATTACTAAATGTTCCTAAGGACTTAATTATTGATGTTCCTATAGATGCTTATAAGTTTTTTAAACTTAATCTAATAAAAGAAATAAAAGATATAGCGGGTAGACCTACTCAATCCGAGAATAAATTTATTCAAGATATTCAACTCATCAATGATATATTTAATAATCCTTTTCTTAGTAATGTAGAGGGGGCTATTGTAGCAGACTCTTCTTATATGCCAGAAAATTTATTATGGAATCAAATAAAACATTTATTCTTTCATAAAAATCATATAGATCACTATATGATAAATAGAGCACCAAGAGAACCTAGATTTATAGGTCTTGACACATCATATTCAATACATGGAGATGCTACTGGAATTACTATACTTCATAAAGAATTCGATATAGAGAAAAAAGAAACTGTCTATGTAGTAGATATGAGTTGTGCTATTATAGGAAAAGAAAAAGGAATTAACTTAGAAGCTGTTCCTTACTTACTTATAGATTTAATTACTCAAGCGTCTCTTCCTATTTATGCTCTATATATAGATACATTTCAAAGTGAATCTAGTAAGCAATTCCTCGAAAGAAATAGAGTTCAGGTAATTAAACAATCTGTTGATAGAGATGTAACTGCATATCAAGTGTTATTAACGGCTCTTTCTAATGGACTAGTAAAAGCAGGAAGAAATATATTCTTAAGAAACAATTTACAGTGTCTTATGGTAGTTAAATCAGATTCAGGAAAAGATAAAATAGATCACCCCATTGGTAAAGTTACAAATAATTATAATGGGGATTGGGAGAATTCACAATCAGGTTTATTTGCAAAAGACGTAAGTGACTCTTTGGCTAATGCATTATATGGAGCATTTGTTTCTAATATACATCCTATAACAATTATGCAAGAAGAAGATAGAAGATTTTCTAAAGAAGAAGTTGATATAGCTATTATGAAAAATAACGCCTACCAGAATCTAATTAAAGCAAGACCTCATTTATCAATATAATTATTAGTAATTTAATTTTCTATTATTTTATTACTAATAATTATGAAAGCATTTACTTTAAAATTAAATAGGAAAGAAGAGATACTTGCTAAGTTTTCTCGTACACTCGTGCAACAAAAACCTAAAGTTCAAAGTAATAAGAAACAATATAAAAGAGAAAAGTTTAACTATAGAGAAGAGGTATAATCAATGTCGGTAAATATGAGATTTGAAATAGTTGGAAATAAAGTAGTGAGTGACCAATACACTGATGAAACATTATCAGTAATAGGAAAAATAGAAAAAGAATTTACTGGTATTGTAGTTGGGGACGGTTGGTTAAATATCCCTATAGCTAAAATAGGTACTATATCAAAAATAATAGTTAATGCAACTACTGCTAATTTAAGAATTACTTATACAGATGGTGGAAGTCAAACTATGATACTACCCATCAGTGGATTATTTGTATATAGTGTATTAGCTTCATTTTCTGCTTTGATTACAGCTATAGATATATCAACAGATAGTACTCAAGTTGTAGATGCCGTTGTCTCTATATATGGGGTATAAATGTTAATTGATAAGATAACATACCCATTTTATTATATTTATTTTTCAATAGCTACTAGGCAAAGAAATTTGAAAATTATAGAAAACCAAGTTTATCTGAAATTTATACGGAGCTAATAAATGAAAATATTAAAGTTGATTAAAGAATATCTTACTACTATACTTACTATTATATTTGTGGTAGCAATATTCATAGGTATAGTAGTAGCTGTAATATATCTCAGAGGTACAAATAAAAAAATTCAAATAGTCCCTGAGTTTAAAGTTATAGATGCAAAAGTTGATCCTAATCTAGATGCATTAAGTGAGTCAGTTGAGATAGCAAAAAATATATTAAAGAAGGTGAACAAATGAAAAGATATAAAAGTTACTTTAAGGAAAGTAATTATAAATTTAATACTAAAACAACTGGTATGTCTCTATATGATGATATAATGAAAAAACCTGAATATCATCAATACTACAAAGGGTTGATTTACACTATTGAACAGATGTCTCCTCAAGAGTATATGAATAAAACTAAAAACTCTACAAGTAGTAATCCATTAGCCGGTGTTGATATAAATAAAGTAGATAAGTATGTAGATCAAATATCTAAAGGTAAAAAGTTTGATATGCCTGTTTTAGAATATGATACGGATGGCTGGGTTGAACATGAAGGTAGACATAGAGCATTAGCTATGGATAATTAGGGGTAAATAAAATAGATGTTATGGTAGTTAAAAGAGTTAAAAAAGATATTGAAAAATGGTATGATATAGCGGGGAAAAGTATATAATGAAAAGATATAAATTTAAAGAGAATGATGACGACTATTACTCTATAGATAATACAAAAGAAAATAGAGATATGTTTATAAGAATGATAGCAGAAGACTACGCTGATTGGATGGCTACTGCTCATGATGCTTATGTTAATCAGGAACACTCTCATGAATTTACAAAAGGATTATTTATGAAGAGTGCAATGGGGATAGCTAAAGCCGCATCTAAAAGAAATAAAACTGTCGACGATCTTCATGAGTATAGGGAGGATATGCTATCACGCATATTTAGATTGAAGAAGAAATTAGGTATATAAATGAAAAGATACCAACCCTATTTTAATCATGGTAAATTATATGAGTGGACTTCAAGAGATAATAGTGAATATATCTTATTTGAGAAGTATACTAATTTATTCTTACAGGGCAGACTTGATGAATTTAGCATACCTAAAGCTATTAAAGATAAATTTGAATTTATAAAAGAGTTATCTGTGGAAACGGGCTTTAAGATTAAAGATTTATTTAAATTATTTCTTAATAAATATGTATTTAAATTCTTCACTCTTATAGGTTGGTCAATAACTAAACTCTTTAATATAGTTAAATCGGGATATAAAGCTTACCAGGATTTACAAAAAGTAATAACAGAATATGTTCACTCGAATAAAGTGATACAATGGACTAAAAATGAATTAGAAAAGCTTGATACATTTTTAAGTAAGCATCCTAAGACAAGAAGAATTGTTGGGGTTGCGGTTGCGGTTGCGGGGCTTCTTATTTATATATGGTTAACAATGAGTTTTACAGGAGATGCTTTGGATGATTTTGACATAACTATGGTGTTTGCTTCTCTTACAGGGCATGCAACATTATCTGATGTATTTGGTACTCCAGCAGGAACTAAAATGTTGATGTTATTTGTAACGGGTGCTATTACTGGACTGGGTTTTCCTTGGGGAGGGAGTAGTTTATTTAAATTTAGTATAGCAGTTATTGTAAGTCTTGCAAAACTATTTAAGCAAAAAATAAGTAAAGGTAATGATATATCACAGGTAAACGGATGAAAAGGTATGAATCATATTCAATCGCAAATTATACTTATTAAAGGACAATTAAAATGAAAAAATTATTTATAACAATATTATTTCTAGTATGCTTTACGGGATTAGTATTTCCTAAGTCAAGTGATGTAGTAATTACTCAAGATAATAGGGTGATAGGTAAACTGACATCTTCTCAATTTGAACTACTTGTACAAGCTGCGGATAACTATCAAGAGATTATGTTAGCACAAAAAGAAAATAGAGTATCTATTCAAATAATATCAGATATAGAAAAAACATCAGTACCCGGGCAGTATAAAGCAGTATTAAAAATTCAATGGTTAAATAGTAAGAATGAAGAAATTAACTTTGTAAGTTCAGTTATGTTTCTTACGATAGATAATCCAAATGATACGTCTGTCACTGAATGGAAAATACTATATAGAGACATTGCTGAAATAGGTTTTCCACTTTCTAGTGTCTTATTGATACTAATAATTATAGTTTTACTTTAAGAGGGAAAATAATATGTCAGTAGTGACAATAGATAGTGTATGGTTAAACCAGATCAAGAAAATAATTGCCGCCCCTATGGTCGATTCTTTGTTGCTTTCTGACGAAGAAATAAAGGATCTAATTATCTTTCCAGTTCTTCAAAAATATTTCACAAAGTTTCCTATTAAAGAAGAACTTCAAATGTCAATAAATGGAGAAATGTTTATACCTTTTCCAGACGAATATACCTTCGGGGTTCTTGACTGTAGGGTAGTTGACATTGGCTTACTTCCAGGAAGTGGAACTGGATTTTGGGACTTAGTACTATTTACAAATACTAATTCTATGAGTTCTTCTATGAAAGGTTCTGGCGCTTATGGATATAATCCTTCAGGACTTCTTTATCAAAGAGATGTAGAAAGACAACAATATAAATCACAGCAAAATCAGTATACTACTATTAAGTCGAGGGTAGATATTACAAATAAAAGACTCATAGTATATAGTTCAATGACAGGGTCTCTTAATATAACATGGGCAAAATATAGCAATAATTTTGACTCCGTAATGTTTGAAAGAAGAGACGATGTAATTAAACTTTGTCAAGCGGAGTTACTAGATCACTTAATAGACGCAGCTTCAATTCTTTCAGATTCTGGGTTGGAAATTTCTATCAATATAGATAAACTTGGAGAGAGATCAGAAAAGCTAAAAGAATATGTTAAAGAAAGATGGGATGCCGTACAGGAAATTATATTTCTTCACAGTGTGTAGGTATATAATCAGTCCAACACATACATTTTAAATTGTTGTGTAAACAGCATTGATACTCTTTACCCATATGTACACATAATCCTTTCTTAATTATTTTACGAGAATCACAACATATAGAATAATCAGGATAATAAGATTTCATTTATTTTATGTGTTGTGATTTATATTTGATTTTCTTCTTACAATTTAAATTCCACTTCTTAAATCTATAATTACCATCAAGAAACAAATACTGTAAATTAAATAATTCATTACAAAATCTTTTTAAAAATATCATTTAGACTCAATCCTCAATTTATTTTTTTCTGCGTCTTCTCTAACACCTTTCATTTCCCCCACAATACCTAATACTGCTATACCAAAATCTTCAACTTTAGATGCTATCTTTGTTGCCATAAAAGAGTTTTCTTTTGCATTCTTTTTAATCATATATTCTCTAGTATCTAATTCTTTTTCTCTTTGCTTATATGATTTTATAGTATCTTGCAACATACTGATTTCAGCATTCTTCTCTTGTATCTCTAATTCATGTTCTCTTTTTTGATGAGATAAGGCATCTTCAAGTTTTTCTCCCCAATACTTTTCATCTAGTTTTTTCTGTCTTTCTTTAGATTTTTTTAACATATCTGTAAGATCAGTAAGTCTAAACAATTTAATTATTAGTAATTTCCAATTCATCTATTTTATCCCTGGACATTTTTCTTGGTTAACATAAGGACATTTGTTACAATCTTTACTTACAAGACATTCTGATATTATTTGTTTAATCATCCCCTTCACCTCTTTTCTGGTTTAATTATTTTATTTCAATTTTATGTCCACAATAAGGACAAAAAATAAATCTTCCGTAATTATCATAATCTATTCTTTTACCACATTTTGTATGATACTCCAAATCTTGAAACCCCATAGTTCCCGTATCTCTTAAAACATAAACACACTTTTTAACATTTTTGTCCTTCATATCACTTAATCCTCCTTTTGTGACACGCTGAACACGTCATCACTGCATATTTTCCAGCAAAGTATAAATGCTGTTATTGTTATAATTGCTAGCGTCATTTATTCGCTCTCCTTTATTCAATTATTTTTTCTGAATTAAATTCATACTCTCGCTTCTCTAGATTATACCTTCTCAACCATAGCTCATGTGTTTTAACATCGTACCAGTATTGGTTCATACATTTCTTACATATTACTTTGCTATGTATAATCCATTTAAAAGAATCGCTACCACATTCGCACACAAAATATTTTTCCATCTACTCACTCTCCTTTTTTAATTATTTGTCACTAGTCCTTTCGAAAGGTAACACTTTATCTTATTGCAATAGAATCTATATGGACATGCTTTGCAATATAAACTCATACTCCCTCCCTATACAACTATTATTAAAAGAATTACAAACATCGCTACATACATTATACCTATTGCTATAGATACTCTATTCATCTCTCTCCTCCCCACTCTTTAAGCTGTGATTTAAGGGCTTGAATAGTTTCTTCTTGTTTAGATATTAAATTTATTATACTGGAATGTTCATCATGACTTGTTTTTGTTAACCATTTTTTATACATCTCTTCCGCTTCCTCAACCAACATTTCAAGTTCGGATTTGCGGATGATTCCGAGTTGCTCTAGAAACCTGATAAAAACATCTTGCGTTAATGTTATAAAATCTGATAAAGACATATATAATGATCTTGCTTCAGCTTCTGTCATATGTATCTTTTCCACTTCTTTCTCCTTTGATATGTAATAGTCGCACTCACCTGATATGCCATGTACAATAAGAGGACTACGTTTTACTTCACAAGAAAATCTTTGACATCCTATACAATCCATTTCTTTCTCCTTTGGCTCGTATTCATCAAATTCTGAATTACAAATTATATCATCTCTATTGCATATATGTTTTAAATTATCATACCATTTGCAAGTCTTACAATTTATCATTCTATCACTCCTGACTAAATAATCATTATGTCGTTATTTTTGTTCTTTTAGATATTTGAATAACGTATCTTTGAGGTTTGAATAATATAATTTCCTTCTCTTGTCATCCAAAGCCATTGCGAGACAATTTATCAACTCCGCTTTCTGCTGTTTTAATTTTTCGATCACTAAATCTCTTGCAACATTCGAGTCTGTTAGTATTGATATCTGCTGTTCAAGTTCATTAACATAATCAGTAACTGGAGACATATCTCCACCGGATATTGCTATATAATTTTTATATCGCTCTTTCCTCATTTCTTTAACCTTTCATTCTCTGCTTTGAGATATTGAACTGCTTCATATAATTTATGAACGCAATCAAGTCTCTCTTGCAATACTTCTTTTACAACGCCCATATTTTCAAGGTTCATTGCAAAAGGTCTGACGTTAGAAAGATACATCTCTTCCGCTTCTTCAACCAAAGTTTCAATCTCGGATTTTTTAATGTAGCCTTTTTCTTTTGCAACTTTAATATCATATGGTTGGATTAACATTCCTAAGTCAGCCATTATAATTTTATATTGTTCTTCACTCTCAAATTCTATTTTGCTCATTGGTTTCTCCTTCGCCTCCCATTTATCAGCTTCCACGCATTTTCCTATAGCATCATAGCACTTAGCGAATCCATTCCTACCTAATCCTTTCTGGTCGTGCTTGCAATTACGACATATTTTCATTTCCATACTCTTCTCCTAGCATAATTGTTATTTTAACAGCTCCGGATTTTCGTAGATGTTCCCGATGATTTCTATTTTATCAATAAAAACCGTCAAATCACGCAAATCATAGTTTTTATTTTTCCTCTTAAATGCGCCTTCGAGAAAAATAACTTCAAAACATTCCGATTCAAATATTCTCATTTGCTCATAAGCAATTATATCACCCTCGCAAATCTCTTTACCGTTTTTATCGTGCAATCCAGTAAACTGCATAATTTTCATTTGCTGTGAAAAGTATGGATTATTCACCCACCTATCAAAACACTCGTGCTTATCTGATTTAAAAATAATCCAATCGTTTGCAGAATCTCCAGATTTAATAAACTGAAAATCGTTATGCATAATTTTATTTTGCTCATCCCATGCTCTAAACTTTATCTCTCTCATTTTAATCTCCTATAATGTCATAACTGCTATTTTGTCACTATTCTTGCCAGTATCTCTATTCTGTTTTTATTTTCTATAAGATGTTTAGATTCGGCGAACTTTTTTGCTTCTTCATATGACTTTAAAAATATAGAGTGTTGCTCTAATTCGCCAGTAAATTCGTTGTCGGTAAAAACATAAAATCCTTCTATCTCGAATTCGTCCATTTTTATTCTCCTCAATTATTGTATATACTCAAATCAAATACTTAAAATTTTTATTCTCGAAATATCCATCTCATTTATCCTTTAATGTCATAATTTATTTATTTTGTCAGGTTATTTCTTAATGTATACACTTCTTGATCTTTCCTCACCAGTTCCAGTTGCATAATCTTTTATTACGACTAATCTTTTATTATCTTTATCAGGAAAAGACATAATCCAAGTATGGCCGGTATTAAGATAGACTAAAAGAACTTCTGAATTATCTTCTGAGACACTAATTCTAAGTATTTTACTAAAGACATAATAGTCATTATCAAAGTTAACAACTTTAGTCCCATAGAATCTACAGAAAAATTCTTCATTGATGTCTTGTATTGTTTCTCCCTCATCATTAGAATAACCTATCATGTAATAACTTCCTTGATACTTAGCTGGTATAGATTTAAGGATTTCTTCTTTTGATTCTGCGAAAGCATTTACTGCCATAAGTATTGTGATAATTGTTATTAGTTTTTTCATTTGATTAGTCTCCTTTTATAATTTAATTTGTTTTTTCTTATGAAGCTCGTTTGCTTTATTATATAACACTACATTCTCAGCAATGACTTTTTTATACTCATTATATTTTTCTGTTGCTGATTTAGTTGAGTCTACAATTACTTTAATAGTATTTCTGAGAGGTTCACCACTAAGGTTTCCAAATGAATGAACTAATTTCACATAAGCAATATGATAAACTCTCAATTCTTCTTCACTGAAGTTTTCAGCCATTCTCATTTTCTTATATTTATACGTATAATAGATTTCCATAGATAAGCAATCTTTAAGAAACTTTCTGTGTTCATCTGTCATTTTTTGTTTCATCATAGTGGTTAATCCTTATTTAAATTCTTTCTATATATAATATATATAAAAAGAATTCAAAAAGTTAAACTTTTTATTCTTCTACTTGATTATCTTCTATATTAGATTCTCCCAAGTCGAGTGTTTTACTCTCATATACTCTAAATAGAAAGCTCTTGAGTTTATATACATCTATATCGAGAGACTCAACTCGTAAACAGATTCCTTCATCTGGAACATTATTTTTGCAGATCGAACATTTCTTTTCAAGATACTTTTCTTGTAGAAATTCTAGAAAATATCTTTGCCAATCTCTTTCAATTTCTGTATCTGAAAATAAATTTCTTGCTCTACCATAATAATATAAAGGAACTACCTCAAGCCCGTTCTGCTTACACCATTGTTGAACTTGAAGCATTGACCATTCAACTACTCTTCCATCTTCGTTGGTAGTAGTTATTCTGTATATATAGTTTTCATGTTTATTATTATCACATCCATAATCAAATCCTTTTTGGATATATCCACCATCTTTTAGAAATCCAACTATCTCGTAATATATGGTCATTCCTTTTTGTAGAAAAGGTTTAAGTTCTTCAGCCCCGACCTTCCAGATGTCCTCGGAATAATAGTGTGTTTGTTTATCTTCATACAAATACTGATTTTTAACGACCTTACGAGAGGCATGGATGTAATCATACTCATTCTCTTGAATTTTTATCCCAAAGAATTTGGCTACCTTATCTTTAAATGAAAGTTTTCTATTACAAAGAATATAACTTGCAATCGCGGAAGTCCCATGAAGTTTTCCGGTAATTGAAATTATCGAATCCGGTTTTATCATATGAATATTTTTTGCCAATGGTGCCGTGTCGATATGGAATCGAAATTGCTCCTCTTTAAGTTTATTAAATCGTTTTATCTTTTTACTCGTCTTACTATTCTTCGAACTAGAGGAATTTTGATTATTAGATTTAACAACATATTTTTCACATATCATTACATCATCTATATGATCAAAGTCTGTTCCAATAGAAACATCTAAATCTTTCACAATCCAAAATAAACTTTCTATTGGGATAAAAAAGCCTTCTGATTTATAGCCCCTAAACTTTATACATTTGACGCGACCTTTATTTTCAAAGAATCCTGCTTTTTCTTTATCTTCATTAAGTTCTTTATCTCTATATAGAGAATTAGCTTTTAAAAATACTTCTTTGATTGAGCATTCGACCGGAAAAAATATTCCGATGTCTCCAACTTGAGTATCTTTGGATATAATCACGTGATTGCCTAAGATGGTTGTCGCCTGGATATTGTCGCAACCCTCTAATGTGATAATATTGTTAATACCTACAATAGTAGCACAATAATTGATATTACCTTTAACTTCTAATTTCATCTATTTCTCCTTTGGATATCTGAATTTGTAATCTTCATGGTTCATTATTTCTCTACTATTAAAATACATTTCATCAATTGTATAATCAGCATTATATATCTTTTTAGCTAATTCAGATTTTGAATATGCTTCTCTTATATTATACAGATGAATACACATAAAGAAACATAAAATTATTAAACCAATAATAGAAACGCCTATAACTCCCTCTTGGACTGTTTTAAAACCATAAACCGCAGATCCAATAAGCCCCATTAAAATTAAAACTAAAGTAATTGTTATCGCTGTCATTTTATTCTCCTATTTATTTTTTATTGTTTCTTTGGAGGAACATTTACTTGTTTCTCTTTATACCATTTACAATCGTTATTTTTATTCATCTTCTTTGGTTTAATAGGATATCTCATTATCATATTTCTCCACGTATCTTTTGTTTTAAGATTAAGCTGGTGAGTACAAAAATACTCCACGCCTTGAGAGTCATACTCCATTTTAAAAAATTCACAATCATCGCAATACACTTTATTCATATCAATCCCATAACCTATTCCTTATTTTTATAAGTCTGATTAAAGCATCTTCTTTTTCTTGTTCAAATCTAGTTTCTTCATCATTCATCATTTTAAAAAGATAATCAGCATACTTGTTATTGGGGTTCGAATAATACTGCAGACACCCCAGTTTATCGTCAACTTCATCTCGACACTTCCCCCACCAACTAACATGGTGTTCATTCCAAATGTCTAAAAGATATTCAAGTTCTTCTTCTCGTCTTGGTTTTTCTACATTATACCAGTTATAAAGCCATTCAAGTTCTTCATTATCTTTATTTTGTCTAATCAATTGTTCTCTTTCATATTCTTCTGCTTTATCTATATCCCATCTATAGCTGATTTTATCTTTATGATTCTCATAGAATTCATTAAGTATTTCAAAAGGATAATCTAATAAAGGTTCAACTAATTCCCATGATCCCCAATAAGGGTGTTTCATAAATCGTTTAAATAATTGCCAGCGATAATAGGGTCTTCTAAAGATGTAAGTGAAATAACCCATCTTAAAAGGTTCTATTCTTATCCAGTCTTTAATGTCTTGTATTATGTATTTCATTTTTCTTCCGTTTCTAATATAATAGAACTGTCAGATATAATATATCTGCCCGTTAATTTAATCTCTTCCTTCTTTAGCTCGTCTATTAAATCTTTTATTTTGTGAACCAACCCAACTCTAAAGAGTTGGATCTTCCTAAGCTGAAACTACTTACATCTCGTTTCATATCTCTTAAGGCGTAACTTTCCGAAATATTCACATCGGTAGAATTTTTTAAAAGGTTTATTCCTCTTTTTTTAAGAATACTTATTCCTGCGTTTTTAATGTTTATTGCTGCATTAATGTCTCTATTTATGTCTAATCCACACTCACAAACATACCTTCTATCAGCTAATGTTAAATCCGACTTAATTTGACTACAACTTGAACAAAGTTTAGAGGATGGGAACCAGCGATCAATCTTCACAAAATGTTTATTTTCCTTAAAACATTTCCACTCTAAATTGGAAAGAAATTCACTAAAAGAAAAATCCATAGTAACTGTTTTAGAGACACCTTTGTTAAATTGTTGCATTCCTTTAATGTTTAAATCTTCAAAAATTAACACATCAAATTTCTGACTTAATTCATGAGCCAAATTCCATTGGTGTCCTCTTCGTTCGTTTACTATTTTTTGATGAAACTTCGCTACTTTTAATTGTTCCTTGCCCCGATTATTTGAACTTTTTTGTTTTCTACTTAATCTCCTTTGCCTGATTTTTAATGTTCGTTCATTCTTTCTATAGTGTTTTTGATTTTCAAACACCATTTCTTGACTTACAAGAAAATCTTTAGCAGACATATCAGCAGAGAAAACTTTAGATTCTTTTATTTCATTGGGTAAAGTTTGTTCAAATTTCTCTTCAATTAAAATGGAAACATAATATTGATTAGATGGATTTTTAGAAATTGTCATTGATTTTATTTTAGAATCAAATACTCTCTTATCTCTAAACTTTATCCAGTCTATTTTAGGTATTTTTATCTTTCTATTTTCAAAGTCTATTTGACAATGTTGTGGTACTCGAAAAGACGCATGATTATTTTTCTTACTTTTAAAATTTGGAAATCCAGATTACTTCACTTTAAAGAATTGTTGAAAAGCATTATCTAAATTCAATATTACTTGCTGTATGACTTGACTATTTATTTCTTTTAACCACTCATACCCTTCAATTTTCTTAATTTCCGTAAAATCTTTTATAGCATCGTAAGCAGAATATTTGATGCCATGTTTATATGCATCAATTTTATATGCCAACACTGAGTTATAGACAAATCTACTTGTACCAAAATATTGTTCAAAAATTTCTTTTTGACTTCTATTCGGGTATATCCTAAATTTATATGCTTTATTGATTTTTTTCATCTCTTTTTTCATCTATTAAACGTCTTAAAATATCCGACTCAGACAACCCAGATTCAGCAGTTTGTTCTTTTAACCACTGCTCCTGCTTTTCGGTTATACTTATACTCTTTTTTATCATTATATCACCATTATATATTTATTATATTAGTATAATATTAAAAAATAGTTACATTTTTTCTTTACTTTCTAAAAAAATCAATTTAACGCCTTATATACACAACTCTAAAGAGTTGTATTTTTACGGCGTTTCATATAAATTCCTCCTATTTTTATTATCTCTATTTATAATATAAATAAAACTTCCTAGAATTTAAACTATTTTCTTTAATTAGCCAAAACTATTTCTAATAAATTTCTTACTAATAATAAAAAAGAATTAACAAGGAACTAATTCAAAAGAGGTATAAATAGATGAGTAGAACGTCAGTAATTGAACGGGACCTGAGTGGGTTTATAAACACTTTGGTGGACGAGACTGGAGCTATGGTTGTTAAGTCTTCTAAAGGTAAATCAACCCCTATGTATTTACAATCAGAAGCAGATGTATTAAGAGAATTGGGTAAACCTTCGGCTACATATCCAGGAGTATTTGAAGCGATTGCATTTACTAGAAGAGCTCCATTATATGTAGCATGCGCAATAGGAGCTGGAGCAGTTTATGGGGGTATAGATGTTACATTATCAGATGTAACTGGATTTGGAGTTGGTAGAGATTTTTCAACTTTTAATTATGGAGCAACTGTTAAAGGAGCTGTCCATACAGCAGGAACTGGAGATGGAGTTGAAGCTACATATACTGGAACAATTACAAATTTTCCTATCGTTGAAACAGGCGAGTTTAAGGTATATGTTGGTGGAGTATTAAAAACAGTGACTTTATCCGCTGGGGGAGTATTATCTGGGGATGATGTTACTGCAGGGTCAGTTACTCTTGCTGATGGAACTTTTACAATTACTTTTGCTGGAGTCGCGGGAACTTTTGCTACAATAACAACTGATGTAGATGGTTCTTCAAATTATGATTTAAGCTTAGGGTCAACAGATAAACTTATTAAGATTACAATAGACGACGCAATAAAGACTATTAACTTAGGTCAGTCAGCTACAACTACAAGAGCCGCTATAATTACAGCTATAAATACTGAATTTGGCTATACGGCAGCTGCTACTTCCGGTACTGATTTTATATCTATTACAGGAAGAAAAGGAAGTACTTTAGGAAATATTACAATTGAAGACCCAGATACAGGAGATTCTGCTTTAGCTTTAGTATTTGATACAGGTGGATCAACAATTACTGATGCTGGTTCTAATCCTACTTTAGCAATTCCTAAATATGGAGAAGTAGTAACATTTGACTATCATTATTCAGTAGATACTTCTGCAATTGTATCTCATAGCTTTTTTACAACTTCACCCTATGCTGATGACTTAGCAGCTTCAGTTCAATATGTATCTGGAAGTAAATTTATTCTCACTCTGTACAAAGTAGGTACAAGTGGTAATTCATTATTAGAAACTTATAACTATTCTCTTATACAAGAAAAAGATGGTTATGGTAAATCACTTTATTATGTAGATGTATTTGATGAAAATCCATATGTTCAGATTAAAATCAATACAGCTTTTGCGGGAATACTGTATACAGTTAACTCGGCAGTAATAGCTTTCTCAGGCGGGTCAAGAGGAGCTGAACCTGAATTAGGAGATTATACATCTGCTTGGAATAACTTCCAATATGGTAATAAGTATAGAGCTAAAATATTTATGGATGTATATGGTACTCACGCAACAACTATAAATACTATTATACAAACTTATCAAACATGGGGACAAGGTATTACATGTGTTCCTTTGGGATATAGTGCTGCGCAAGCGTTAACATTTAGATCTGGACTTGCACTTGATACTGATGATGTTGGATTATATCATAACTGGTCAAAAATTCAAGATGATTATAATAACAGTTTCGCTTGGATTTCTAATGTAGGTTCTATAGGTAAAAAATACGCTTATATGTCAGATGTATATGATGCGGCAGCACCAGCTGGTATAGATGAAAATAATCATGGTGGATTACTTAATGATTGGGTAGTAAAAGAAGTTGAAATAGATTATACACAAGCTGAACTTGATTCATTTTATAATAATCAAGTCAACCCTATTATACTAGATCAAGCGTATGGTTTAATGATATATGGAGATCAAACTCTACAAGTTACAAATAGTGATACGAGTTTTGTTGGAACTAGACGAGTATACAAATATATTATAGATGTGGTTACAAAGCAAATTCTTAGAAAACAAGAATTTAAAATAAATGATCCATTGCATCGGTTGATGGCTAAAGTACAAACTGATGAGTTTATTGAACCTATTAAAGCTAATGGGTGGATCAGAGACTTCCTGGTGGTTTGCGACTCAACAAACAATACCGATGCAGTATTAAATGCACGACAATTCATTTTGGATCTGTATATTAAAATTACCCCAACATCGGAATTCGTTATCCTCCGGCTTACTCGGGTGGGACAATCTATAAATATTTCTGAATTGGTAGCTTAAATATAAATTAGGAGATAAGTTGTTAAATCTATCTCCTAATTACTAATAAATAAAGAGGGACAGAGACTGATCATCTTTTTCCGAAACTGTACTGAGTAGGAATTACCTCTTTTAACTTAAAAAATCCAAGTACAGAGGAAAACAAATGATAACAAAGGAACAACTTCTACCTTATTTTGAAGATTATAATGAGTGGACAGTAAGAAAGATTTTAAAAGTATATCCATACGAACACTTTTTTGAAACTACCAAACATCTCCTACCTCAGATAAAAGAAAAAGATATTAAAGAAAGAATTTATATAATACTTAATAATATTAAGGAAATACCTGTATGTATATATTGTGGAAATCCTGTTACATTCTGGAGTATTACTAAGGGATATCATAATTATTGTTCTTATACTTGTAGTAATTTTGCAACATCTGCAAAAAGAGTTAAAACTACAAGAGATCGGTATGGAGATAAAGCTTTTGATTCTAGCGAATCATGGTATAAAAAATCTGATGAAGAAAAAGCCGAAGTATTAGTCGGAAGAGAGGAAACAAATTTAAAAAAGTTTGGATATAAATGTTATTTTCAAACTCCACAATTTAAGCAGCAATGTATAGACACCTCTCAAGAAAAATATGGAGTAGATTACCCTACACAAGCCCCTGAAGTACGAGCCAAAACCATAAGTACTTGCTTAGACGTATACGGATATGAAAATCAAATGCAATCTCCTATTATACAACAGAAAAGTAAAGATACTTGTTTAAATACTTATGGTTTTGAGCATGCCAGCCAACACCCGGATGTTTGGGGAAAGGGAATGGCTACTTTTAAAAGTAGGTATGGAATTACTTCTAATTTTAGTAGACCTGAGGTTCAATTAAAGAGTAAAAATACTATTTTGTCTAGGTATGGAGTTCCTAATGCATACCATATTAATAATAGTGATAGGAGTTGCCATTCTAAAGTTTCTCAAGAATTATTTTGGGGGCTATATAATAAATTACCTATAGTATTACAAAACCAATGTTATTTTGGAGAATTAAATAAAGAATATATTATTTATTACCAAGAGAAAGATAAACTCAGATACTTTTTTATTGATTTCTGTTTAGATAGTAAAAAAATAATTATAGAATTTCAAGGGGATCATTGGCACAGAAACCCAGAGATTTACGAGCCCACTGACGAAAATATTATTATATGGGAAAAAGATAAGGATAGAAAGAAAAAAATTGAAGATCAGGGGTTTATAGTTTTTTATGTATGGGAAAGGGATTACTATAGGGATAAAGAAGAAACTATAAATAATTTATTAGATAAAATTTTACTAATAAATAATGAATTTGAATTAAAAAATGAGGTATAAATAAAATGGCTATTTCAACTGATGAAATTTTGAGCTTGGGCGACGACGCGATGTCCAGTCAATTCTCAATTATATTTCCTAATGGTATTCCAGGTGGTGGAGATGCTAATGCTATATCACTAAGATGTGATCAAACATTTGATCCACCTGAAGATGTAGTAAACGTATATGAGATATTTAGAAAAGGTTTTAAAATTCCTAAGACTGGAATGCTACAAGAAACTACAAAAGAGTTTACTATAGATATAAGACTTGACCAAGCTTGGAAAGTTTATGATGATATGAGAAAATGGGCAGATATGTCTTATGATCATTCCAATGGTACGGCACTACCTGAAGTTATGGCTAGAAGTACTGTAATAGTTCAAGCGGAAGATAGAACACAGGCTGGAGTTAAGAATATTACTTTTAAATACGCAAAACCTAAATCAGTTAAAATTCAAACTTTTGACAATCAATCAGGTGATCCACTTAGAATTACTGTAATATTTATTTATGTTGTTATGACGGTTGAATAATGGCAAGAGTACCTGATAACATAATCAATGCTTATAAAACTGGGGTTGATTTTGCGTCATATTTAAATCAAGGCGATACAACTATTGTGTCTAACCTTGATTTACAAAATAAATGTTTATTTGATATTCTCATCTATCCCGAGAATTTGTTGTCTTTATCCCCTACGGGAATAGCTATGGCAGCTTTAGATACATTTATAATGAGATTTCATTTATATGCTATAAATGATATACCATTGGTGGGTTTCGAATATCAAAGATCAGGTGGATTTCAATTTTTAAAAGATACCGTATATCCTGATAGTTTTTCTTGTACATTTTTAGAAACTAATTTTGGAGCTACTAAAGGATATTTTAGAAAATGGCAAGAACAAATTGCTACTTACGATCAAACAACTAGAGATTATTTTTTTAATGATAATCAAATAGAAAGTAAGAGATCAGCAATTATAATTCCTCAAGCACCTGATATATTACCAGCATGGGAATGGATTAAAATAGATGGTATGAAATTTAAAAATTTAACTGGGGTAGGTTATGATCATGCTTCTAGTGAGCAAGAATTACTTACGGCTGAGTTTACTTGTGATAATATCCGTATATCTTTAGGACCTACAGCACTTTAGTACTCACTACTAATAAATAATAATTTTTAAAATGTATCATTTAATGGAGAAACATAAATGGATAATGAGTTAATATTAAAACCAGAAGAAGTCGTACAGAGGCGTTCACAAAGTAATGTGACAAAAATTCAGTTTGAAGAAGAACCGAAAGAACAATTGATTAACACAGCGGGATTAGTTAGAATAGACTATGAATCTCAAGGGAGATTTGCTACTCCACCTACTTTATATTTTGACGATTTTCTTGGAAAACATCTTAATGATATTGAATTATCGACTCAAGAAAATCTACTTGAAAACCTAATAATTATATTAAATGATCTAAAGAAAAATGAACCAGATTTCGATGTAAGAAATATGACTGCTGAAGATTTACTTGAAACTCTTATCGCTCTTAAACAACAATTTGAAGGGGATACTCATATTCACTATTGGATATGTGATTGTCAAGTAGATAAAAGTGACAAAGAAAGAATAATAAATGAACATACGTTATCTTTAGGTGGATTATCTTTTAAATCAATGAGTCAAATAGATGAAGAAATGAAAGTTTATATGACAGAACGATTTAAAGATATGTCAGATGAAGAATTCAAAGCTTACTTATTGAAAAAATATAAAAATAATCCTTTAGATGACATTGATAGTTATACTAGAGAACAAGAAATAAGTACAATTCTTATTAAAGAACCTTTTCATATTATAGCGGGTAATGATGTATATACTATCCGATATCCAAGGCTAGATGATGTAATTAAAGCTAAAAAGTTTGCTGAAAAATTATATAGCCCAAAGATAAAAAATATTCAAAATAGAAAAGAACACGGTGTTCCATTACATGAGCTTAAAGATAAAAAAGAAAATGAAATTAAAGCTCTTAAAGATGAACAAGCTTCTACAATAGTATTATACGCGAAATCAATGATGTTAGTATCTAAGAATGGAATGATATTAGCTGACAATGATAAGTATGAAATGTTTAAAAATGAAATTAAAAGAAATACTATTCGTAATATAGAAGATTTATTTGATAATATTCAATTCGGACTACAAACAGAAGCAGAGCTGTCTTGCCCTATATGTGGTGAAACAGAGAAGAGGTTACTTCGGGATTTTCTCGATCCAAGACAACTTCTCCCCTTCAATCATAAGAGGACAAGTAATGGAGATGCTCCCGAGAGAGAACTTAGACTCAATCCAGGATTTGATCTTTATTTTGGAATATAAGTTAGGATTTTCTGAAGATGATTCTATGTCTATGAAGAGATGGGTAGCAAAGAAAAGAGTTAAACAGTATGAAGCTTATCAAAAAGCTAAAAGTGATGAAATAAAAAAACAAACTAATCAAATATCACATAAATAACTATGTGATATTTTTTTACTAATAATTAAAATTAAATTATGGAGGTTTGATAAATGGAAAATGGATTTGTAATGCCAGATTTAACTAAGCCTCTTAATAAAGAGCTAAAAAAAGAACAAACTAAAGTTGATAAAATATATGGGCCATTTCTAATGAAGTTCTTTGGTAATAGTGGTATGTTTACTATGGCTATAAAAGGTCTTCATAATATGCTTATTACCCGATTTACACGTCTTATTGAAATAGTAGAAAAGGTATATGGAGAAGCAGAGACTAGTAACGCACGTGGTAAAAAGAATGAAGAATCTGATAGTGAAAAAAAGAAAAAGCACTGGATAACTGAAAAATGGCAGAAAGTTATTAAAAGTAATTTCTTTCAAAAAACTTTAGGTTTTTTAAAGGGAATGGCTTCAGTAAGTTTTATCACTACTCTATTAACATTCTTAGTATTATTTAGAATGGGTATTATACAAAAATTCTTACCTTGGATATTCTCTATTGTAGGTGACGCAGTAATTAGTTTAATAAAATTTCTGCCTACATTACTTAAAATGTTTTGGGGGCTTTTAACTAAGACACTACCTAAAATACTTTCTCAGGTATTTAGGGCAATATTTAAAATGTTAGGCATCGAGAATGAAACACTTTTAAAGTTTTCAGATGGACTCGCTAAGATACTTCCGTTACTGTTAGCTGGATTATGGCTATTCGATAAAATATCAGCAGTATTCCCTATCTTTACAGCTATAGGCAAAGTATTTTCTTTTATCTGGACTATAGCATCTCAGCTTTTTGGAATAGTTAAATTGATTGCTTTTGCTCTATCTATCCCTGTTGGCTGGATAGTACTTATTATTGCAGGAGTTGTTTTACTTGGAGTCTTAATATGGAAATTTAGAAAAGAAATATGGGATTTTTTAAAATGGATAGGATCAGCTTTCAATAAATATGTATTACAACCTTTAGTTTTCATTTTTACTATGATTGGTCTATTAGCATGGGATTATATTATAAAACCCTTAATTAAGGGTTTTAAATGGATGTTTAAAATTTA